CGTTCGATCTCGGTCAAAGGGATGTAGATGCGACGGTCGATCTTCACCGGCCGCAGCTCGCCCGTGAGGCACTTCTTGTAGACCAAGCGGCTGCTGAGGTTCAGCCGCTTGCCAGCCTCTTCCACCGACAAAAGCCGGTTGCCCACGGCTGGCGCGGGCACAATCGCGGTTCTGGGCGTCGGTGCAAGCACATCGGCCAACGCGAGGATGGCGGCGGTGGGTTTGTCGCCACCAGCCACGCGGAGGTATTCGTTGAAGGCGGCTTCCACGGCGGGATTCACGTTGGCTACCGGCTCCGAAACAGGCCACGGCGGTGGGGCTGGTAGGCGGGCTTGTGTTCCGGCGTTGGCTCCGGGGGCTTGGCGGCCAGCGGCTCGGCCGCGGCGGCGATCTCCACTTCCACAGGCACCTCGATGACGGCCGTGGCAGGCCGGACGGGAACCGGCGGCGGTGCCAGAGTCGGCTCAGGGGCGATCCTGACCGGTGCGGCCACTGGCGCGGCGGCCAGCGGAGCACGGGTCAGCCAGATGCCCACGGCGATCGCCAGGGCGACGAGGGCGGCGGCAATCACGGTACGGTTCAACAGATCAAGGCGGGTCATGGTGCAGTGTCCTTCATGTAGGGGTGCTTCTCGTTAATGTCGCGGAGGATGGACTTGACGTACTTGCGGGCGGCCTTGAATCGCAGGACTAAGGCACTGCCGAGGCAGCCGCCGATGGCAATGCCGATGCCTTGGAGGGCCGAGTTGCCCAAGTGGGTCAGGGTCTCCGTGCCGTGCATCACGGCGTAGGTGACGGCGGACCCGGCCGCCGCAGCAACGACGATCAGGGCCAAGGCCCCGGTGCAGTAAGCGATCAGACGTTGCAGTTTTGCTTTCATTGCTCCTCCTCGGCCAGTTGCCGTTTGGCGGTGGCCCGCTCCAGCCGATGGGTGATGGCCTTGTTCTTCTTGCCCGGATCAACGCAGCCTTTTGCCGGTCGGCGCGACCAGTATTCGTAGCCTGGACCCTTGGAGCCCTTCTTCGTGCGACTCATTGGACAACGCCTCGTTCGTCGCGCCTCGCAGGCGGTCGGTATTGGGGAAGCGGGGTCAGGTAGCTGCTACACCGGATGCTCCTCCGGCGAAGGCGGTGGCACACAAAACAAAAGCGGCGACCGTCGTAGGTGCGAAAGGTCGCGCCGCAATTAGGACAGGTTTTTGTTGTCAACATGGCGTGGCTCCAGCAGTACCGGGCATCGTCCACTCGCCCGAATCCCGCCCCGCCCCAGGGGAGGTACGAACCTGGGGCGGGGCGCCGGACTTGTGGTTCACTTCGGGGCCTTCTTCAACACGCGCCCCACGGCCTTGCTGGCGGCACCCGCCAGCTTGCCCAGCTCCGCCCTACTATCCACGGCGGCCTGGGTCAGTTGCAGCAGGCCCATCAGGTCGCTGGCGGCGGCGCTGTAGGCCGGGTCGGTCGAATCGGCGGTGTTGACCACGCCGGTGCGAGTTTCCACCTCTTTGCGGAGTGCAGTTACCAGCGCTGTCAATTCCGCGCTGGCGGCGTCCAGGTCCGCAGGGTTGATTTGTCCCAGGCGGCTGAGACTCTGGCGGATGTCGGTGGTCATTTACATGCCTTTCAGTCGTTTGATGCCCAGTCGTACCAGCCGCACGACCGCCAGGGCATCTTCCACGGCGGTGTGGGCCACTTTGTTGTCCAATCCGGCCCGCTCATAGCAGGTCTTGCTGTCGGGCAGTTTTTCGTCTTCGCGGCCCCAAAAGAGGGCAGCCGGGTCGAGCGTGCGATGATGGAGTTTCACCACCTGCTCGAAGCGCGGTAGTCGTTTCAGGAATTGCCGGTCAAATGAAGCGAAGTTCTTGCCGGCCGGCGTCAAGGCCGTCTTGCCGTCCCAGCCGCATTCCTTCAGCCAGATTGCGAAGTCGTCGGCAACTTGGTCCGGGTCGCGCCACCACGGCTCTTGCTGACCGGACAGGTGCCTCAGCAAGCTGGCGTTCATCGCCAAGGCATAGGCGCTGCCTCGGTATTCCTTGTGGTAGACGAGCCGATGGTAGACCGGCAGTTTATCAATGGGCTTCGTCCAGTCGTCCCATACGGCCCCGATCTCAAGAATCTGGCAGGTCTCGGGATCGAGGCCCGTGGTTTCGATGTCGATGCTGACGTAAGACAGCTTCGGCGCGATGGTCGGCACGGCTGGCTCCTTAGTGGCCCGCCAGTAGTGGCCGGTCCAGCCGCAACCGTTGCACTGGCCGACCTCGGGGTTGTCGGTGGGCTTCAGTAACTCTTCGCAGTTCGGGCAGAGCTTCCTCACGGCCGGCCTCCGTCGATGATCTCGGCGTTATGCTTGAACAGCATCGTCTGGACCCAATCTTCGCACTCCCGATGCCAAGCCCCACAGGAGCACGGCCCAACAAGGGTGTCACACTGCTCACCGCCGTTGTAATGGCGGTCGGTCCAGTCCGCCGGCCAGGGCACCACGCCGTTTATACGGAGTAGCTGCTGCCTCGCGCCCATGGCACGGTTTCGCAGCGTGACGAACATCTCGACGATCGAGTGGACGGCGTGCCGCCGAGCGAGACGAACGCGCTGCAACTCCGCTTCGGTCGCGTTGCCGGCGTCGTAAATCTGCTCGGCCACAAGTTCGGTGCGGCACACGTCGCGGTACAATTCGAGGGTTTGCGCGGCGGCCAGCACGGGATTCAGCACGTCGCTTGCGGGCGGGGCCAACAAGGCTTCCTGCTGGTCGCCGAACCAGCCACAGACCTCGCAAAGGCGATCGGCGTCTCGGCTGGATTCGAGCGGTGCCGTGCAACGAGGGCAGAATTCACTCATATCCCTAGCTCCCGCAAAGCACGGATTTCGCCTTTCGTGAGCCTCTGGAGCGCTTTGCGTCGGAGCCGGGCGAGCCGGTCGTATTCCGCTTTCTCTTGGCGGTACGCTTCAAGGATCGCTTGGTACGCTTTGCGGCACGCTCCTTTCGCCCCTTTGCCGCTGCCTCCGCAGGTGGTGCAGCGGATGGTTCGTCGGTACTTGTTGCCTTCGATGGGGCACGGCGGGTCTTTCGGGTCGTAGACGGTTCCTTGCCCTCGGCACGCGAGACAGGGATAAGGGTTTCCAGAGCTGCTTCCGTGCGCGAGACAGAAGAGTCCGAAGTGTTTATAGGACCGCCGGGGCCTGGTGCGTCGGAGGACTGTGGCAAACTCTCGGTGCATAACTCGTCTTCCTCATTGGCGTGGCGATTCTGCGGCCGGCTGTCGATCAAGATGGCATACAACCGGCGGTCCAATTTCTTCCTCGCCCACAGGGGCAAGCCCAAGGGCAGCTTGCCGCCAAACAATTCCTTCAAGGCCCGGATGCCCGTGGCCTGGCACGCTCGCTCCCAAAGTCGTTTGTGTTTCTCGCACTCTGCCTCGGCCGCTTTCAGAGTCTTAGCTTGACGGCGAATGCCATTCGCGAAGTCCCACATCGGCCGCAACTGGCCGTCGCTGTACGGGACCAGCACGCGCACGCACGCTTGGAAGCGGGCAGGCACGCGGACGCCATAGACCTCCTTGCGCCAGACGATCCTGTAGCCGTCCTCCGAGAACCACGTCCGCCGGACCTTCTGGTTCTGGCCTCGTTTCTTTTTGCGGACGAATTCCATCAGCCTCTTCCCCGTCCCTTGCGTGGATGTCCGTCCTCGTACCTGTTGTGGGCCTTGGGCGGCTTCACGAGCACCCGGCGGGCCTTCTTCTTGCCGCACTTCTCGCATCGCGCGGGCTGCTTGGCGTCCATCGCCTGAAACGCCTCAAAGCTGTGACCGCACGCGCTGCATTCCAAGTCGTACAACGGCATGTCAGTTTCCCGGTTCGATCTGCGGACGCTCGACGACCACGATATTTTTCAGGTTGCGGACTTTCACTGGGTTGCCGAGGCCGCTGTAGCCGCCGACGTACTCCGGCGTCACTTGCACGGCGGTCATTTTGTTCAAGCCCATTGCGGACTTGCGTCGCCACGGATAAACAATCAGGTCGCCGGGGCGGATTTCGCGGCCCAGGAAGTCGGTCGGTGTTTTCATCAAAGGTGGTCCTTTCAGGTAAGTGGTGCCGACCGTCGATCAACGCGCTCCGGCACCGGTGAGCCGATTCCAACCCCGGAGTTAGAGGGTCTGGTTGTTTGACGGGCTTCAGACGGCGCACCCGCCCGATGTCGCCAGTGCGATGTCTTCGGGATGCAACGATTCGTATTGGGGCGGTGTGCCGAAGTCGTATCCCTCGGGCACCTCGTAGTCGTCAGGCGGAAACTGCTGTTCCAGCCCTTTGGACAACTCGGCCGCGATTTCATTCCGCGCGGCCCCGTAGTTCGCCTCGCGGTTCATGCGGGTCCACAGCTCTTTGCTGGGCAGCCGACGCTTCTCGACCATTGCACGGAACTCCGACCAGAACTTGCGGTGAATCCGGTGCCGTCTGAGGATCGCGTTCAGATTGGGAAGGCGGGCACTCACGGCGGGCTCCTTGCGTTTGGTTGTTTCTCGTTGTCCTATTCTTTAGGACCGGAAACACGGCTGAATCTGGAGTAGGATTGCGATTTCCAACGAGCTTTTCCAAGGCCCGGTAGAGCAGATCCCAGGCAAGAAGCCGCTTGCGCGGGAAGCCGGTGATGCTTCCGCTCCTCCACTTGCGGCCGGCGGCGTCGCGCAATTCGATGCGGTAGTCACCGCTGGTCGGCGTGCCGGTGCCAGTGTTGCAGATTGTGCCGGTTGCGATGGTCGTGACCTGTCCTGTGACGGCTGAGTGAAGTTCGATCTTGACGACCAGCATGTCTTGATGCCTGTTACAGGTCGATGTAATCCACTCTGTTGAGGATGCTGGGATTGGGCGTTGGCCGTTTCTGCGAAGGGTCAAGCGCTTCCAAGACAGCCAGCCGGGCGGCGATTTCCCGTTCCGTCTCTTGCTTGGCGTACGTCTCCGCTTCGCCGAGCGAGACTTCACCGGCGCCGGGCATGGGTTGCTCCAATCGCTCCCAGGCTCGACGGCTCAACTGCCGGTGTCTCAAGGCACGGTGGTCGTTGTCATAACTGTCCGATGTATGCTCGACTGGCCGAGTCATGGTCTCTTCTCGCCTTTTCGCAGATGGTTTCCGAATCGTTCCTCACCGGCCGGTGGACTCAAGCCGAGCGTCCGCCACGTATCCCATTCCATGAAGTCCACGTGGTCCCAGATGCACGGCTTCTTTGCGGGACGCTGTTGCGAGGGATTGGCAGCGTCGAGGGCGGCCAGGCGTTGTGCTGGCCTCGTGGACTCATAGGTCCTGCGAATGACTATCTCTGCTTCATGCTGTTGGCGGTCGGCCAGTTCTTCGGGCGTCGGTTCTCGACTGTGACGACTCATGCTGCCCACACTCCTTCGGATACCGGCCGTAGATCGTGTTCCTTGACGATCTCGTCGCAGTAGGCTGGGTTCAGTTCCACGGAGGTTGTGTTGCGGCCGATGCGCTTACACACTCGGATTACGGTGCCGGTCCCGGAGAACAGGTCGAGCACGTCGTCTCCCTCGCGGGTGGATAGCTTGATGGCTCGCTCCACAAGCGCCTCGGGATGCTGCGTGGGGTGCCAAGGCCGCCGCTCCTTGGCGTTGCCCACAACGCGAGGAAACTCACTCCAGGCGTCCAAGGGCACCCGACCGCCTGCTGCGGCACGCTTATCGCCGTTCAACTGCCGCCACGACGCCACCTTGATCTGGTCAGGGTAAAGCGGCGCATCCTTGCGACGGAAACGGAGAATCGGCCGGTGGCCAGGGCCGCAATCCGAGTTGCGATTCTGTCCGAAGGTGAAGGTCCAGACGAAAGGCTTGATCTCCAACCACGGCCGCTCGGTGCCGAATTGGTAGGACCAGTGCTTGACCGCCAGGTCCCAGATCGCGTTGTAGCTCAGCCAAGTCACGCCACAATGCGGAATCGTGGCCTCCAAGACCTGGGCCAACCAGTCCATGTAGCCGTCGCGCGGGCGCTCCTTGTAGCCGTTGTGGCTCAGCCCGATGGCGTCGGGAGGGTCCATGAAACAGCACGCGAAGTCCGGTAACGACGGCAGCACGTCGAGGCAGTCGGCATTTATCAATCGGTGCATAGAAAATGAGCCTCTTCGATGCCCCAGCTCACGTCGGCGTGATGGCTTTGGGTCAAGTGCCCTTTGCGAAGCGTTCGAGGGCATCAAGCACGAGCCAGCCGAGCTGTGCCAGGAAGCTGCCCGCACAGCCTGCCGCGAACACGATGCAGGGCCGATAGCTCAGCAAGGCCAATCCCAGGGCAACCCCACACCAAAACCCGGCGCACTGGTAACAATCCATCATGTCCGCGAGCCACGGGCTGCGCGGCCTGATCCACTGGTAGACCGGCGCGCTGATTTCGCTGTCCACGATGATATGGGTCATGCCGACGACGCCGACGATGAACAGAACTAGGTTCACGGCTGTGCCTCCACGTCGATCACGTCGTCCGGCATCGGCTCCACGTCTCGTTCCTGGCGTCTCAAGGAGAACGTGACGGTCGGAACCAGGTCGCCGGACAGCAATCTGTCGCCGTTCTTGACGTATTCGAGATTGACGGCACAGCCGTCGATTCCGGTCTTGTCCGCCACGGTTGCCAGCTTGGCGAGCGCGTCGGCCACCTGCTTGCCGCTCATGGCCGATGTCTTAATGCGATCCAAGAGAAACAATGGAATAGGCATGGCTTAGTGGAAGAACTTCGGTCGGGTGACATCGTTGAACCAGTCGTCCAAAGCGGTGCCGTTGGACATGAGGCCCACGGCCATTTCGTCCAAGACTCGGCAGCGGGCGTCGCTGTCTTCGCGGCTGAGGCTGGAAAAGACGTGGCCGCTCGTAATGGCCTGCCAACAGGTAGTGACCCGCTCGGCAAGCTTCTGCTGATAGTCGCCCTTGACCCGGCCGCGATGGCGGGCGTAGCGGAGCGTAGGCGGGTTGCCCGGCTTGGCGCACAACTCCTCAATCCCCAGCACCGTGTTCTCGTCGCCGATCCTCTCGCCCAAGAGCCAGGCGTAGAGGCAAAGCTGGTCGGCATACTCGTCGTTGCAGAACTCCATGTAGCCCGAGTTGATCGTCAAGCCCCGGAAATCCATCGCTTTGTACATGGCGTGTTCCTTGCCCTGGCTGCGGCTGGCCTTGCCCACGAAGCCGTCCAGGCAGACGGCGTATCCTTTTGACGGGGAGGCTCCGTATTTGGAGCAGTACCCGCGGACCTTCCAGTCGTAGATGCAGGGGATGCGACCCTGCCTAAGGTCCAAGACGAAGCGGCAATCGGGCTTGCCCGTAAAGGGGACGCCTTCGATCAGGCCGTCCACCTTGAACTCGAATCGCGGCGGTTCGACCGATTGCTGCAATTGCTTCAAGAGATCGTCGTAGGCTCCGCAGAGCTTGTATGCCTTGAAAACGTGCTTGCCGGCCTTGAGCGCGAAGTCCCGGTTCTGCGGCTCAACCTGATTCTCGAAGATGGCGGGGAACTCGAATTGCGGCGAAATGGCCCGACCATAGAGGTGCCAGTTGAGCTGGGCCTTGACGTAGGCGTCGAAGGCGCTGCCCACAGCGGCCGGCTGTTCCTGCGGCAATCGCGGCGCGGCGTGATCGGCCAGGTAGCGGATGTAGAACTCGTCCTGGTCCTTGTACCACAGGGACATTGACGAGTAGCTGAGAGACTTGGGGATGCGCATATCAGGCTCCGAGGGTATTGGCAGGTTGGCCGAGAATCTTGGCGACCACGACTTGCTCGCGCAAGCGCGGCGGCAGGGCGGCAAAGGCTTTGAGCTTGTCCAAACAGCACCGCTTGGCCTTCTTGCCGCTGCCGCACGGGCACTTGTCATTACGGCCGGGCAACTTCTCTTTCCGATAGGGTTCCATGTCGTTCTCCGAAGGTTCCAAAGCCGGGTACTGCGCGTTTCCGTGTCGTCGGTATAATCGCCCGTACTCCACGCGCCCTTTCCCACACCGCGGCCGGCTACTACCGAAACCTCACCGGCCTCCCTCCCCGGCTTTCGCTATGGCGGCCTTCTCAGGCTCACCCATCCAGTCGAAGAAGTACCAGCGGTTGAGCCGGTCGATCATCGGATCGTGGGCAATGTGCCGCAGGTAGCTCTTCACTTGATCCCACGTCGCGAAGATCATCTGGAAGGGGAGAACGCCGAAGAGCCAATCAGGCGTGTGCTCGATGCCCTGTTCGATCCGCACGAGGATCGGCTTCTTCATGCGGTTTCCCCAGTACAGCTCTTCGTAGGTTCCGCAAGCGTGGACTTCGAGGTCGAGGTTGACCACGAGGAAGTCGCAGATGTCCACCATCCGCAAATCGACGGGGCGAATTTGCTTCATCTGGCTGCGGACAAACTCGAAGTCACCGGCTCGCTTCGCCTTGTGGCGCAGGGCACGGTTCTCCAAGTCCTCGACGCCGATGTCGATGGGCTTTCGCGTGGGATCGAGCCAGAGGATGCCCAAGTCCTTGAGACTCTCGATCAGGTCTTGACGCCAGCCGATGCCGCCGTCCGTTACCCGGTCCATCGCGCCGCACAGATAGCCGCGGTTCAGGGCGAGGCGGTTGATCTTCCGTTTGGTCATGGCAGCAACTCCCGGTAGCCGTTGCGTTTGACGGTCAATCGGCCAGGCATATCGAATCCTCCACTTCATCGCCGAAGGCATCCCAACCGGGGCGGCGTCGGCGGGCGAACATTTCCAAGTAGGGACCGGGGGAGACAGATTCGACCAAGCGGTAGAACTCCTCCGGTTTCTCGCTATGTCGGCCACGCGGCCAGGTGAACCATGTCCCGCCGGTGCGGCCGAAGGGGTTGCTGTGTCGCGGCCCCTTGCGGCAAATCAGGACGTGCTCGGTGTTGCACTGGAAGCGGCCAACGCCCAACCCTGGTTTGCACCAGGTAATCGCAGTCCACGGCTCGAATCCCCAGGCCCGCGCCACCTCGTAACCCCAATCGACATGCTGGTTGAGCACCCAGAGCCACAGGTGAGCTTGCTTCGCAGCCAGCACCTTCAGGCTGCAGATCTCCGCCACGCCCATGGTCCGGTAGTGCTTCTGCGGCCGGGCCTTGTCGGTAAACCGGGTCTTCCAGTTGGCACCCAGAGCGGGCTCCCACGGCGGATCGGCACAAATAGTTAGATAAGTCATGCGCGTTCCAAGCGGGCGACGGCGATCTCGCAGTTGTGGGCATCCAGTTCGACGCCGATGCACGGGCGGCCGAGTCTCTTGGCGGCGATCAGGGTCGTTCCGCTGCCAGCGAAGGGGTCGAGAACGACGCCGCCGGTCGGCGTGGAGAGCAGCGTCAGCAGGTAGCCCATCAGTTCCAGCGGCTTGACCGTGGGATGGTCGTTGCCCGGGCCGCGTTCCTTCTTCGTCGCCTTGCTACAGTAGAAGAAACGAGAGGCTCCGCCGGAGTCGCCATAGGTGCCGGTGGCCGACGCTGTGTCCGGGAAGTCTCCGTGATAGCCGCCTTCGCCCTTGCTGCGATTGCGTTGCTGACCGGCCTTCATCTTGCCGCTGGCGAGCGTGCCGGTCTGGGCGTCCAGCGCTCCCACGGGACAATCGGGATGGCATTCATAGAGCGGCACGACCTCGTTCCCGTAAACCCGAGCGTTCGGCTCGCCATCGCCAGAGTCCGCGCCCACGTTGCCGAAGCCCCCAGGGCGCCGCCCAGCGCAGTTGCCCCGCGGATCGCCACGCAGGGTCGTGGTGCCCACTTGCCGGCACTCGGGATGATGCTCCAAGAGCAGGTTCGCCGGCCAGCGGCCGAGGGGCGAAACCCGTTCTGCCACGCTGCGAGTTTCTTCGTACTCGGTGGCGTGCCAGGGGCCAGCTTTTCCCTTGCCTGACGAAAGCCACTTCTCGCCGTACTCAGCGGCGTAGTCACAGGGTATCCGGCAGGCGTCGATGTTCATGCCGGCGACGCCGTGGCGCTGGACGTTCTGCGCGAAGGTGCCGTCGAGTGGCTTCATGGCCAGGACGATCGGTTCCCAGGCCGGCTTCAAGGAGGAACCCCAACCGTTCCAGCGTTTGGCCATTTCCGTGGCCGGAATGGTGTCGAGGATCTCGACGTTGCCGGCCTTGCCGTGTCGCTGCCGGTTCTGAAAACTGTCGCCGCGGATGTCCGGTTGAGAACGCCGGCCGACGATCTCCCGCTCTGCTCCGGCCAACTTGTCGAGGGCCTTGGAGATGTCCAACGACTTCGGGAATCCCTGGCCGTAGAGCCACATCAGGCAGTCACGGATTTCCCACTCGGCATCCTCGATCGCCCCAACGAGCCGGTGCCATGTGCGCGTTCCGCCGAAGGCCAAGAGCAGAGCGCCGGGCTTGCACACGCTGGCAATCGTGTTCCAGTAAGCCGGGCCGGGAACGTCGAAATCCCAGTCCTTCTCCATGAAGCCCAAGCCGTAGGGCGGGTCGGTGACAACGAAGTCCACCGTGCCCGGCTGCATCGCCTGCGGAAGCACCTCCCGCAGATCGCCGTGGTAGAGCGTGATGCCGTTTTTCTCGTAGTAAGGCAGCATGGGCGCGTAGTGCGAGACAGTTACGGGTAATTGGGTCAGCGACCGATTGGCCTTGCTCGAAAGGATCAGGAGCGGCCGGGCGGTCTTACGTGGATTGGCAGATTTCCTCGAAGCGGCGGACGATTATCTCGGGTGTCTCTTCATCGATGCCTCGCGGTTGTTGTGCAGTACGCGCCCTTCAACGGGCACTGCCGCAGCAGTCGGGCGTTCTCTTCGCCATAGGCCAGCAACACGGACGGCCCACCGGAGTTGCCCTTGGCCCTTGTTCCGTCCAGTTGGTAAAAGTGCAGCCGGCCTTCCAGAAACAGCGCCGCGGCGACCTTTCCCCAGACGTGCTCGAAGAACATCGCCGTCTCAGTCCGGGCGAAGACCAGGGCGATGCCATTTCCATGCTCACTCAGGCGTTCCAACCATCGCCCCGTCTGTTCGCCATAGGGTGGGTTGCAAAATATCCTGCCGTACCACGGCAGTTGCAGCCCATCTTGCGGCGGGGCGTAGTGATGCTTGGCGGTCGGCCACGGCTGGCCCGGAGCGGCGCAGGGGTCGAGATCGAAAGGCCCCAGCGCCCGGATGATCTCCGGCGGCGTCAGCCAGCAGTCGGTTTTTCCACGGAAGGCACGGGTGTGACTTCCGATGCCGGTTTTCATTCCGCATTCCTCTTCGGCGCAGGGTCTCAGACAGTTGGCAATCGCGTGTTTCAGATGGACAGGCCGACTACTCTTTCACGTAGCCGTTGTCTTCGGCCCAGATTTCCAGTTGGCCGGTGTCGAAGACTTCGCCGGGATTGAAGGTGCCGGCGACGTAGCTGAGGATGTTGCTCTCGGAGTACACGGCGTCAATTTCCAGGTTTGCGCGGGCGTGCTCGGCAAGCTGTTCCTCGCTAAACACGTCGCCCGGTGAAAGGTTCGCTTTGATCCACTCGATAGCCGCACCGAGTGGCTCCGCCGGGAGAAGGTGGTTGACGAAATCGGCGTTCTGTCGGGGCGTCGTCATCAAGACACCCCCTTGGCTTTGGCGATGATGGCAGCCACGGCCACGGCCCCGCAAACGGTGATGATGGCCACGGGTGCCTCGCAGGTCATGGTCACGACGACCGCGCCGGCCAAGAGCGAGATAATCAAGGTCACGACTCCGCCCACGGTCATTCTCCCTTCATGCGTTTGATGGTTTGCAGGTAGTGGGTTTCACAGTTGCGGCACAGTCGGCAGTACGAGCCTTCCAGGCTGCCGCAGTAGGACACCAGGCGGTTACTGCGATAAGCGGCCATGACCCAGCGAATGAATGCCGGCGTCGGGCACCAGTACGAGTTGATGTGGCGGACCCGCCACTCGTAGCATGGGCCGCCGACTGCCGCCCGGACCTCGGCCGGCACTTGCGGCTCGGCATCGTAGTAGGCCATGAAGGTCAGCACGACCGGCACGTCCTGGCCCGTCCAGCGTTTGACCGCTTCGGCAATGTGGTGCAAGTTGGTGCTGGAGACCCGGAGTCGCACGAACATGAGGTTCGCGGGCGGGCCTTCGTGGAGGAAGAGCGGCTGGTAGCCCGGCACCTCCTCGCGCGGGTTCGCGGTCAAGACGACCGGGCCGGGGAAGTCGAACTTCGGGATGCTCGTGTTGAAGAATCGGCGCGGATAGTGGGCCGTCGAGGCGATTACATGTTCCCGCTGGTTGTTGCTGTCGTTGCCGCAGTTGACCCGCACGATGCCGTCGCCCACTTCCTCCAGGGACGGGAAGTGTGGCTGGTCGATGGGGACGTAGAAGGCCCCTGGCCGATTGTAGAAACACTGGTTGCAGCCAATCGGGCACGGCCCGGCCTGCGGGATGCAATCGTAGAGAGTGCTGTCGGCCTGTTTTGGATTGCGTTTCATCGCGCCAAGCTCAAAAGTTGGTGAACAGGACTTCGGTCTTTTTCTTGCCGCTGGATTTGTGTCGCCCCGTGCCGGCCCGGCTGGCGGTTACGCGGTCGATGCGATTCCAGCCGCGGTAGAACTCGGCGGCGGTCGGGTACTCGGAAACGACCACCTTGGCCTTTGCCGCATTCAACAGTTCGACCATCGCCGGATAGTCGATGCGGTAGCGGTACTCGTCTTCGTGGCCGTAGTATGGTGGGTCTGCGAAAATCAGGGCTTCGGGGTCACGGTAGACCCGCTGGATGGCGACCAGCGCGTCCTCGTGAAGCAACTGGACCCCTCGCAGCCGGTTGGCGGCGGGTAAGACCCGTCGGAACCAGTCTGCCCAGACCTCGGGCTTGGGCTTGTGCGGGGCCGGGCACTTGTCGAGCGACCAAGTGGACGAGTTGCCGTTCCCGCAATAAAACTGCGCGCCCTGGGCCATCAACAGCACAGCCTGGTCGATGTCGCCCACGGGTTGTTCTCGCCAGTTGGCGGCCGTGTATGGCGTCGCCCACAACAGGGCAGCCAATTTCTCGGGCTGCGACTTGATCGCGGCCCACATTCGGAAGATGACCTCGTCAAGGTCGTTGATGATCTCGACGAATGAACGTGGCTTTGCCAACAGCACAGCGGCGGACCCGCACAGTGGCTCCAAGTAGGTGCGGTGCTCCGGGAAATGCGAGACGATCCACTTGGCGATGGACGCCTTGCCGCCGTACTGGCGATAGGTGATCTTGGCAGTCTCAGTCACGGACAAGGCTCTCCGATTGAGAAAGCGACTGCGCCAGAATCTCGACCCGCTGCCGCGCTATCTCGAAGCTCTCAGGCTCAAGCTCGATCCCTACGAACCGATTGCCGGTCAGCAGTGCCCCGATGCCGGTCGAGCCCGACCCCATGAACGGATCCAGAATCAGTCCGCCGCCCGGCGGGGTGACCAGGCGACACAGGTAGTCCATCAATGAACGCGGCTTGACCGTTGGGTGGTTGTTCTGGACCTGGCCCTCACACGTGCGGTCTCGCTCGCTGGCCTTGGCGCAGTAGAAGAACCGTGAGGCTCCGCCGGAGTCGCCGCGTTGGTTGTGCGGCCCGGAGTGCCCGCGGAGGAAACCGGTTGCATTCTGTCCTGGATACGGGCCCACGCAGCGTTTCATCGCGCCGCTTTTCGTGATGCCGCTTTGAGCGTCAAGCAAGCTGCCCGCCTTTTCGTCCAACAATACGTTGGCTGGCCAGCGACCTTTGGCATCGCCGCTGCCGATCCGCGAGGCGTCGATATTCAGCCCGGCGACACCGTGCTGCTGAGCGTTCTGGGCAAACGTGCCGTCGAGGGGCTTCATCGCGAGGACGATCGGCTCCCACGCCGGTTTGAGCGCAGTGCCATACCCGGCCCACGTCCTGGCTGAGTCCGTGGCGGGCGCGGTAACGTCCCACTCTCTTGCCCACGCATTGTCACCGTGTGCCGCATTCGCTTGTTTTTCGAGCTTGTGGGTGTCCCTGAGCGTGGGATGCTTGCGACGGCCAATCACGTTTCGCTCCACCCCCGCTGCCTGGTCGAGGGCCTTGGAGATGTCCAACGACTTGGGAAAACCGGAACCATAGATCCACATCAGGCAATCGCGGACCTCGAAACCTGCGTCTTCGATCGCGCAGATCAGGCGGTGAAACGTCCGCGTGCCGCCGAACGTCAGGAGCATTGCCCCCGGCTTGAGCACACGGAGCACCTCGGCCCAGAATTCAGCCTGAAAGGCCGTGTCGCCGCCGTCCCAGGTTTTGCCCATGAATCCACGTGAGCCGAGCCGCGTGCGGCCGAAGGGCGTCTTGGGATCGTTGTTTCGCGGGCTCCCCTTGCGGCTCGCCTGCGTCAAGTGATACGGTGGATCGCTCACACACGCTGTGAACTGTTCTGGCTCCAGCAAGGGAAGCACCTCGCGGGAATCCCCTTGGCAAAGCGTCGCCCGGTCGAGCGTAATGGTTCGGTGTTTGCCGGTCATCGAGTTGCCCAATCAGATGATGCACAGCGCGGAGACGACACGGTCTCATTCAGCGTCACGCAGTCTCCAAAGGCGGGCCTCTTTCGGGATGCCGTCATCAGAGAGTTCGCGGTACTTGAACGTGACCGTCTGGCCCTTCTTGAAGTGCTTGCCTTCGACCCAGTACGGCGTGTCCTGGCCGGGATTGTTTGTGGCCCAGTCACGGGCCATCGGATCGGCGAACTCCCGCTCTTCGTCCGTGAGGCCGGCGAGTTCCAGCCGCTTGCCCTGGTAGTCCACGATCAGGGCACCGATCTTGCCCAACAGCCGGCTGCCTTTGCTCGTCTCCCGGCCGCTGGTGAAGCCCACAATGCGGGCCTCGGCATCTTGGAAGGGCTTGTACTTGAGGATTGCTCGGTGCCGCTTCGGCATCCAAATGGCATTAGGATTGCGAATCACCACGCCTTCGCCGCCCTGATCGAGCACCCGTTGCAGGTAGTCCTCTACCTGGTCGCCAGCCGCCTCAGGAATGTCGATCAGCTTCGTTTGCGGGTGGAGGTAACAGATTGAAGCGTCGCTGTTCTCCAAGGCTTCGCTGAGCACAGCCACTTCCTTGCCGAACGGCTGGTCAGCCGTGAGGAACTTGAAGTCATCACCCAGGCAACGTTTCGGGATGGGCAGCCCGCCGAATCGCTTGCCTCGGGAGTTGAGCCGCTGCCTGATCCACGCCTCAATCGTGAGGTAATCGACCTGGCAGACCATGTTGGCGTTCTTGATCTGCCCCGTACTGAAGACCGCGCCCAAGGGCGGCGTCGAGTAGACGGCGAAGACGATCTTGTCGAAGCGCTCGTCGGGTGCATCGCCGCCGCAGATCGACCGGCAAAGCTGGAACTTGCCCCGTCCGGCCCACAACTCGCCGTCCAACGGGCACGCGGGCAGTCGATTGAGCCACCAGTCCGGGGCCATGATCGGGTTGCCGTAGCGGCTCCACAGGCCGGTCGCCACGGGTTTGATCTTGGCCTTCCTCTCACCCGTCTTGGGGTCGATGAGCGAGGCCCACGGCACTTGTTCGGTTGACAAGCCGCGGCTGATCCCGCCGTCCCAGAAGCAGCGGGTGCCGTCAAGTTTCTCGGAGATGAACCACCCGGCCACGTCATGTTTGCGGGGATCGTAGTGGTCGGCCAGTTGAAGGAACTCGCGTCTTGCCATCACGGAAGCCTGCATCACGGTGTTTTGCTCAAAAGACATGTGCCTCACCTTAGTAGGACCGGAATCAAAGCGTTTTCTGGAGTGCCGCCGCCAGCTTTTCTTCCAGACAGTCGCGGGGATCAGCGGCCCAATGGTCGTTCCAGGGCCTCGGGACGGTAATGGCGTGCCCGCCGTGGGCCTTGAAGCGTTCGACGTTCTCGCTGAAGTCGTCGATCAGCAAGGAGTCGGGGCGGGCGAAGAGATGCTTGCGCGGCGTGATAGCGAACTGCCGGTGCATCCACGCAGGAAAATGCTCGTGAATCCACTCCAGCTTCCCCGCCAAGCAGTCGGGGTCTTTCGTGGGCGACGTGGCGATGCAGACGTTCTCGCGGCCGACAGCTTGGGCGCACGCATCCAGGAGCCAGGGAAAGAACTCGGACTCGGGCACTGCGGCCCAGTCGCCGCGCGGGATGGCAGCCCAAAAGGTGGCTGGCGTATAGCGGGGCTCGCCCAGCATTTCGTTGGCCGCATCCGAGATGTTGAAGCCGTGCGCACGCGGGTAGCGCGCGTAGTCCCGCGGGCCGATGTCGCAGCCGACCGAGTGCAGTACGAAGGGGGCCAACGTATTGCACACGTCGTCCAAGTCGAGGAAGATGCGTCGGATCATTCGTCGCGCAGGGCCTCCAACTTGCGTTGCACGCGAGCGTTCAACTTCTTAGCCATTGCGTGAGTGGACGCGAGCGGCATGTTGATGGCCGCCGCGATTTCTACAAACGTGTAGCCTGCCTCCCGCATGGTCACGAACGTTCGTTCTTCCTCGCACGTGCAGCAGGACTCGATCAGATCGCGCATCTCCAGTTCCTTCTCGTAGGAAGGAACCTCGAAGCGTTCAGGAACGGTGTTGACGATCTCGGGCAACTCAATGGGCTGCCCTTTTCGCTTTGCCAACCGTTCCGATTCGTGGGGCAGGTGAATCGGGTTCTCGTCCTCGATTGCCCGGCTCAACTCGTGATTGATCGAAGTCCCTATGTGGCAGGCAGGATTCCACTTGTCGGGCTTCTTGACTCGGTGGCCTTTCATCATGCCGTTGACAGCTTTCACCAATCCGGTGAACGCAGCGCTCACGAGATCGTCGCGCAGATGGGCCGCCTGCGGGACGCGACGAATGAACTTCTCGACGTTCGCGATAGCCAACGGCATGTTGCCAACAATCATCTCTTCACGAGCGGCGGCATCGCCGGCCACAATCCGGCGGTACAATTCAGCGTTCTTGGCAGCGTCCAGCGGCTTGTTCATTTGCGAAACAAGGAGATCGTTGTACTGATTACTCACAGGTGCGTTCTCCGATGGGGTCGATCCGCCAGGCGCAGCGGGTGTAGAACTGGTGGGCTTCGCAGCCGAGGCGGGAGTAGTCGTAGACCGGGCCTTTCGGGTCGAAGATGCGGCCATGGTCGTAGGCGACCGTGTGGCCGTGGCGTGCGCCGGTGCCGTCAATCACGCCGCGACTGGCGCGGATCGTTTCCTCAAACCGTCGCCAGTTGTTGTCCGGGTAGAGCACTGTCTTGTGCGGCCCGGCATCCGTGGGCTGTAGCACAGGGAACAGTTCCACTGGCGTGACGGCGCAGCCGCGCGCCAGCGCAACTTGGATTAGCTCCTGGATGTGGAAGCACCGGCGGCAGAGCGGCTCGGGAAGACTCGGGAAGACGATCTCGCTGCCGTCGTGGCCAATAGCGGCGAGCAGGTCGGCGACGGGCATGTCCAGAGCCATCGCGAAGGCCAAGGGCATGCACATCCACGGCTCGGGACGTTGTTGCATCTCCATAGGCGCAGGGTTTCTCCGCAGTTGGAGGCGTAAGCGAATTGCAGAGGGCGGCGAGCTACCAGCCTTCGCGGTCTAGCTCGTCCAGAAGGGCGTCGATGTCAGGGGTGTTGCCCCACGACGCCTTCCAGTAGTCGCGCCAATTGGGCGGCGCGAACAGCTTGTCGTATTCGTTTTGTGTGGCAGCCGTGAGTATCCAGATGCCGATGCCGAAGGCTTCCCACACCGGCCATTTCAGCTTTTGGGCCTTGGTGAAGCTGTAGTTCTTGCCCGGCCGTTTCACGTCGATCCAGCGCTGGCCCCATTTGGGATGCGCCACGAACAGGTCGGGCACGCCCATCTGAAAGGCGTTGCCGATCATCCGCTCCACGTGCCAGCCCCGAGTCTTGAGGAAGGCAATCAACGCTTGCTGGATGTGCCATTCCTGGCTGTGCTTTGGCCGGCAGATGCTGCCCATCAGATCAGGCTTCCGTTGAACTCGCCGTCGATCTCTCTGGTGAGCCACCAGCCGTTGTGGTGCCATTTCCAGATGCGGAATTGCTCCCGCGCATCGCCCTTGATCAGGCCCAGGGCAATCTCGGTGGCCTCGCACCGCGCCCGCAGCGCGGCGGCCTCGGCGTTGTTGACGATCTTCGCCCGGCAAACCAGCCCAAGGAGAAGCCAAGTGCGAGCCGTCCGCCAGCGATATTGCGGGTAGACCTCGGCGACCCGTTCCCACGGGCCGTCGCCATCCCGGTACTCGATCTCATAGCGGTCGATGTACTTCACTTCATCATCTCCGGGGCGCGAATCTTGATCGTGCCGCTTTTCTTCTCCGCCCAGTTCGCCATTTCCTCGTTCCAATCCATCCCGATCAGCGGCACGTAGGGGCGGAAACGCTCAACCGACTCGCGGACCGCATCCGTGACGCTCGAAACCATGTCCGGTCGCGTGACGCACATGATCTCGTCATGGATGTTCATCGGGGCGATGTGCCAATCGTTCACTCCGACCGGCTGCAAGTCCCAAATCTCCCGCTGAACGTGCTTGGTGATTTCCGCACCGGGCGACTGGATCTCATGGTTGGCAGCGGCCCGCATGTTGGCCGCCTGCATCGAGAAGGCCGCGCCGTAAAGGGCCGACGAGACGGCACCGCCGGCTGTCTGCACGCGGTCGCGGCGGACCACCTTGACCTTGCAGTCCTTCCAGTGTGTCGGCGGCTTGCGGGCCAGGTCGAAGATCGCCCTTGCGATGCGGTTTTCCAACGTGAAATAGCGCCGGAAGCCGAGCATCGTCTCGGCATATTCGGCCGGCTCCTTCCAGACCACCTTTGTGCCGATGCCGCCGGGCTGAGTCATGGAGCAGAACGAGTCGGCGACCTGCTTTCGCCACTTCTTGACGCCCGTAAAGCGGCGGCCAAAGCTCTCGATGGCCTGCTTGGCGACTTCCTCGCTGATGCCCAGACGGTTGACCAAGGTGCTGTGATCGCCGCCATAGAGCATCGTGCCGAAGAACCCCTGCTTGCCCTTGGTGTACATGTCGTTGGTCGTGCTGCCGTCGCTCGACTTGACCTCTTCGTAGGTCGTGCCGGGGAAGATCGCCATGCCGAACAAGGCGTGAATCTTCCGGCCCGCGATCAACTCTGCGCGGAGGGCCTCGTCGTTGCACACGGCGTCGGCGATCGTCACCTCGAAGGAACTGAAGTCGCCGCCACAGAGCACATATCCGGGCCACGCCAAGGGGAACATCTGGCGGACTTCTTTGGTGTGCTTGATGCCCTGGGCATTCAGGCCGTCCGCCCCCGCCATGCGCGAGGAAAGGGCGCCGATCACGATGAAAGAGGCGTGGAACTTGCCGGCCAATAGCAGCTTTTCGTACAGCTCGACCTCCTTGGCGGCGAATTTCACCGCGAGGATTTCCTTGGCACGGACAGCAGCCGGATGACGACCCACCTTCAGAAAGCCTGTACCGCCGCAACGGGCGCACTTCGCCCGATTTGCCAGACTGGCAGTTGCCGTCTCGAATGCCTCTTGAAGCCGCTTGAAATCCTCAGCATTGCCACCATGGTCGGGATGGTATTGCTTGGCCAGACGCCGATACGCAGCGCCGATCGTCTGGATGCTGCCTCCATGCTCCAGCCCGAGAACGCGAAGCGATTGTGGTGGAATGGCTACTTCACACCTGCCGCACGGCTCCGGCTCACCGACATAACAGGCGCCATTGCACCGGGGGCAGATGTCCGTCTCCTTGTCCAAATAGCCCTTTCCTTTGCACTCCGGACACAAGTGACCGACGCCCCACTTGCTGATCGCTTCGAGGTTGGCCTTCTTCGTGGACTCGTCGAGAATCACCTTCTCGGTATCGTCCATCACCGCCGTGACGTAAGCTCGGACCTCGCCCGGCCTGTTGATGTTGACCGGACTGGCGGCCACCGTAGCTTCGGCTTTCGCCTTCAGGGCCGCGATCCCTTCGCGGTTGATGGTGAAGCCGTGCCAGCGGACTGCCGCCACCATGCAGGCCAAGGTGGAGTCGTTGTCCCCCGGTTCCGGGCAGCCGAAGTGCTTGTCCAGAGCGCGCGTATAAACGATGTCGTCGGTGGCATACTCGCGGGCGTCTTCACGAGTGGCCCAATGGTCGATGAACCTGCGAATCACGCCGGGCCAGGCGTATTTCGTGACCTTCTTGCCGCCCTCTTCGTCGGCTTCGATCACCCAGCCCTTGTCGGGACTCGATACGGCCAGAGCCGTGGGCGCGTAGCCCAGCTCATAGGGCCGCCACGCGGGGGGCGGCTCCACGTCCTTGTAGTGATACTTGGGCTTGAGCTTCAGGGCGTGCTCGGCAAGGAACTTGAGGCCGCCTGCCGGATTGAACTTCAAGACAACATCCTTGAACTCGGTATCGACATCCCCGAACGAGTCGTGGCGGTCGAAAACCTGCCACTTGGGCGCTTCCGGGTCGGCCCGCTTGGCGAAGTAGATATTGTCGAACTGGACTCGGGCCTCCAGTTCTTGCGCCAAGGCGTAGGCCAGCGCAGTCGGCACCCGCTTGATGCGAATGTCCTCGCGTGCCATGAGCGACTGGTAGGGGCCTTTGCGGCTGTGAAGCATCAGGTCCAGGGCCGCCGCCGGCTTGACACACGGGCCGTCCTGCCCCTGCGGTTCCAGCATGGCGATCTCGTCGATGTGCTCCTCGGGAATCCAGTCCGGGGCGCAGAGCCGGAAGATGGTGTAGGTTTTGCAGACGTGGAACCAATCGAAGGCCAGGTTGAAGCCGACGACCGTGTGGCGGCATATCCATTCGATCAGTGCGAGGGTCTCCCTCACGGGCCGCCGCCAGACCTCGTACAAAGTGACTGGGCCATCTTCCACGGCGTACTGCAACAGCACCATCATGCTGTGCAGCCCGCAGGTCTCCGTATCGAGGTAGAGTTTCGACGGACGATCGCTCATTCAGAAGACCTCGTAGGACCAACGGCTGCCGTCTTCCCGTTTCCCTTGCACGCTGGCGGCCGTCACTGGCTGCGTGCGGTAGAAGCCGTTGCGGAAGCGGATCTCCAGGGCGAGGCCCTTGCCAATCCACAGGGGCCTTGGCGCTGCCGGACTCGACCAATGGACGCTGTGGAGCACTTGCCCCACGGTGGCGACCCGCAGCACGGGGTCGCTGGAACTGATCTCCACAATGCCGTGGACCGGATGCACGGCCCGCATCTCATAGAGATAAGGGTCCGCTTCCAAGAGGATGGTGGTTTCCGGCTTCAGCCTCCGAACGTCGATCCCAGGCTCAGCCAGCCTTGCCGTTGACGAACTCATTCGATGCACCTATCAGTAGGACCGAATCTGTGCCGGTTTCTGGAGCCGCGGCCTGAATTTCCTTCCATAACTCCTCGTCGGAGACATCTCCCGCACACCACGCCGCTACACGGGGCGGCAGGCCGCCGATGCCGGCGGCCAACAGCCGTTCGATCATGCGATTGATCTCCTCGCGCGGCCGGACGCTTCGGCGGCGTTTATACGCCTTGTTGAGGCCGGGCAGAAACTTCCCTTTGCCCCGCGTACGCGCCTCAGCAATCTTGTCGGCCGCGGCGATCTGCTCGTCGGCCGACTCGATGCCCGCTAGCGTGTCCAGGTTCCATTGCGACAACAGGCCGGCGGCGGCTTTCTGCTGAACGGCCGCGGGCATCCGTAGCAATTGGCGGCGAATCCAAACCCATCGCGTGGGCTGCTTCAACTCGCGGGCCGCCTCCCGCACGCTCACGCCTTCGGGAAACAGATGCTCGATCGCGCGAGCCTCTTCCAGGACATTGAGGCTCTTGCGTTGCAGGTTCTCCACGAAGTTCAACATGCGGGCTTCATGGTCGCTCAGCCCACCGCAGACGTAGGCCGGTATCTCGGTCCATTTCAGGAACTCGGTCACGGCCCGGAAGCGGCGGTGTCCAACGATCAGCCGGTACTCAAAGCCTGGGTTTGTCGTCCACGGCTGCACGGCGACCGGGCAGATCAGCCGCCCAGCCTGGGCAATGCTCTCGGCCAATTCCTTGACGGATTGCAGCGTGAACTCGCCCCGGCAATTGAAGGCGGCGTCGTAATAGATGGCCGCCGCCGGGATGGAGTACGCCTTGTACTGTTCCAGTTCCGGTAGGTTCATCGCAGAGCGTGGGGAAACAACGCGGGCCGGTTGTTCGGTAGCCACTCCCAGACCTCGGCGCGGCCGTCATCGTTGATTCGGACGAAGGTGTCGTTTGTCCTGGCCCAGGTGCCGGTATTGAAGTGGTAATCGCCGATGTGGCCCGGCTCATGAGTGTGACCGTAGACCACTGCGTCGGCCCCAGCCTCCTTCCGCCACGCCTCGACGCCATCGAGCATTTCATCCAGGCGGCCATGTTGGAGCGTCAGCTTCCTCCAAAGGGTCAAAGCTCCTTCCAACGTCCCCACGAACTGGTCTTCGACGGCATGGCGATCCGTCGTGAACGGCCCTCGGTTGCGGTCTTCCAGCAGCCCGGAAATGATCGCGGTGATCTCGCCGGTGCCAGGGTTGCCGTCCCGGCAATAGGGGTCGGACTCGTGGCCGTGGAGGAAGGCGAACCGCCGACCGCCGATGGTTGCCTCGAACGTCTTGGACATGGCTGGCAACTCAAGCCCCCGCAGTCCGACCGTGCTGCCAATGAAATCGGTCAAGGCGTTGTCGTGGTTGCCGACGACCCACACAGCCCCAAGCGGTCCCATGTGCGCCAACCGAGTCAGCAGGTCTTGATAGGCGCGCATCGACCGGCTCAGATTGGCTTGCCACCAGTCGAACAAGTCGCCGAGGATATAGAGTTGACCACCCTCAGCCTCCACGTAGTCCAGGAACTTGTGGAAGCGGGCCTCCCGGCCTTCCACCGCGAAGTTGTCGCGGTAGCCACGGTCGCAGAGGTGCAGATCGCTCACGCAGAAGATGGGCATAGGATTTCTCCAGGAGTGAGGCTGTAGCGGCTGGACTCGAACCAGCGACCCAGTGCTTAACAGGCACCCGCTCTACCGACTGAGCTACGCTACAGCAGCGGTTTTCACCGTGGCGCAGGCGTCCGGTCGGCGTGGCACAAGGCTTCCAGGAGCCGTAACGTCTCGTCAAGCGCCGTGGTGAACGTATCCACGATCACGTCGTTGACGCGGTAGCAGCGGCCGAGCCACATCTTCCAAACGGCGAAATGGATGCGGCCGAATTCGTCGGCATAGAACGTCCGGTAGGTGCAAGGGAACAGTTGCCAGAAGCACCAGCACAACTTGCTCAACATAAGTCTTTCCCCTTATAGAAGTGCCATAATCGGCGATACTCCACCGTTGTTGGACCTCGCTCAGGACTCGCACGCTCTCTGGCAAACAAAAGTGAAGCTCGTCGTGGCTGGCCAGGACGATCTGCCCCAGAGGAAAGACGATCCTCGCCATGTCGCCTTCGCGCTGGATCATCTGCTCGGTCACTTTCCACCGTGCGATGCACTCTCCGTCCCGATGATGTTCGATCGTGCATGTGGCCATAAGCGTCTCGCAGGTCAAGGCCGACTTACTTCCGACGGCCTTGCTTCGCGGCTGGCTTCTTTGCAGCCTTCCTTGTGGTCGAAACGCCCATCATGGACGCCATCGTTGCCGGCTTCATCGGCATCGCGGCCGGCTTCATCGTCATGGGCATGTTGGCGGTCGCCTTGCGTGCCATAGGGGTGTCCTTTCGGCTTACAGGTGGGCAGGCTTGCCAGTGCGACGTGCAATGGCGAGTGCCTGCTTGATGGCTTTCTTCTTGGCGGCGTCGCGGCTCGCGGTGTTGCCGGGCACGTAGGTGTACTTGGCGCCTGTAGCACCGTACTGAAACGCCGGCCTCCCGTTCTTCGTAGTTCGATGGACTGGCATGATCTGCTCCGAGTCAGGTCTTCAGCGGTCCCACGTCGCGGCCACCGTCGATCAGGTAGCGCTTGGGGCCATGTTTCTCGTTCTCGTGGCGCAGCTTGCAGTTCATCCGCCAGGTGATGCCGTGCTTGGGATTGACGCCGTGGAGCCATTGCGACGGCTCTCGGTAGCCGGACAGGGCGTTGTAGGCGAAGGCATCGGTGCCGACCCACGAGCCATTGACCAGCAGTTCGCCGTCCACATCCGAAAGGACGCTGGCGGCATGATGGTGGCCGACACAGAAGTAGCGGCATCGCTGGGCACCGGCCGCCGCGCCCAGGGCGATCAGACCCTTCTGCCGGCGGACCATCCCGTACCAGGGGATGCCCAGGTTGCTCCGCACGTCGTCGCCATGCGCGATGTTGAAGCCGACGCCGTTGATGTTGACGTTGGCGCTCCAGGCATCGGGAATCGTGAAGTGGACATTCTCCACACTACGACAATGCAGTCGGGCGACTTCACCGACGAGATAGTCCCAGTTGTCGTGTGCGCCGAGGTAATCCTTCTTGGGAGTGCGCCGGCCGTGGTTGCCGGCCAGGTACAAGACGTGAACCTCCTCGAAGTGAGCGGCCAGGTCGCGGTACATCAAGGCATGAAGTTGGCCGATGGCGAGGCAGTTCTTGAATTGATTGCGGTAGTAGCTGCGCTCGCACGCCTTGTGGATTTCCCCGCTGGTGAAGTCGCCGTAGGCCAAGACCCAGAGCACGGGGAAGTAGAACTTCGGGGCCAAGGTGTCTTGGGTCCACTCCACGACTGTGTTGACGTACCGTTCGGCCCGACAGCACGAGACCGGGAAGTTGTAGTCTTCCAGACCGCCGACCTCCTCCGGCCGCACGACTTGATCGTGGTGGCCGTCCGACAGGTGCATGACGCAATGCTCGACGATCTGCGCCTTGCGGCGGTATTCAAAAGCAGGCGGCAGCGGCTCAACCGGCTTGACACGCTGTTCCATCTCAGCAACGACGGCCTTGAACAGCCCAGCGATCTTCGCTCCGGCCTTGACCTTTTGCCGCTCTCGGTTCCGCTCCTCCGTGAGGTGGACGATTTCGGCCTCCAACTCCAAAACCCGCTTGTCGGTGGGGTCGTAGTCCGGGAGGGTCTTGTGCTGGCCGCCAGCCCGCTTCGGCTTCGGCGGCTCGCCGCCCGGCCACGCCACGTCTTTGTGGACCCGGCCCGTGGCGATGTCAGACACGATGGACCGACTGACCTGGAACCGCTTGGCGATGTCGGGCTGTGTGACGCCTTCGACGATGGCCTGCTTGATCTTCTCAACCCTTTTCTTGGTCAGCTTCATAGTGTTTCCTCTTGACCGCTCCACAAAGAACCGCACAGAGAGCAGAACGCATACGCCGCCGCCAAAGGGACCACGCCGTTGCCGAGAAGCCGGAGCCAATGGGCGCGATCTCGGGCCAGCCCATCAGCCAGCAGACGAACCGTGGATTGAGCCGGGGCAAATGCGTTGTCCGCTTCTCGCTCCCAGTAGGGGCTTTCGGGTCCGGGCGGAAATAGTGGGCGACATAGTTGCTGAGTTGCTGCCCCTTGCACCAGTCCCGCTTCCGGTGATTCTGTGAATAGGCGCTGTTGGGCGTCCGATAATCGTGGACAGTCGGCGTCGGCCACCGCGAGTGCGAAAAGCCGTTGCCTCCCTTGGCTTGAGCCAACCTCTGCCGCCGTGAACAGTCCTGCCGCAATCTCGTAACCCAGCCCCGCCAGGTCTTTGATGACCTCTCTGAATCCAAGGCTGAGATGCGCGGGCACGTTTTCGAGAAACACGAGGCCGGGTTAAGCCTCGCCAATGATTCGATGCACGTGCGGCCAAAGGTGGCGAGGATCATCGCGCCCACGGCGTCGCCCAGCCTTGCTGAATGGCTGGCACGGGTAGCCCGCAGTGAGCGTATCCACGACTCCACGCCAAGCTCGGCCGTCGAAGGATTGCACACTCGTCCAAATAGGAGCTTCATCCAGGCAACCCGCTTCCATTGCCTCAGCCAGGATTTCGATGACAGCCGCCTCGTGTTCCACACAACAGACGGTGCGAACGCTTCCGAGCGCGAGCCCGAGCCCCAGGTCGAGACCTGCGCCGCCGGTACAAAGGCTGAGGTTGTAGAGGGTACGTTGATCCACACGCCTGTCGTCATGCCACAGGTTAGAGAGGCCGGACGGCGCTGCCCGCCGCCGCCCGGCTCAAGTGCTGTCGGTCGCAAGAGGCAAAGCAAGGGGCAGAAAGGGATGGACAGCCTCAAGAGGACCGACGCCCCGCGCGGTTGTACAGTCTCACGGTGTCACTTCTTCCACGGACATCTCGCCCTCCTCGCCGGCATCCTTCCAATCGACGCCCTGGAGGATTTCGCCCATCGTCATCAGTTCCAGCTTCCGGTTGGCGCGAATCACGTCCAACACGCGCTCGTCGCTCGGCAGATGGATCAGGTCCACGATGGTGCAGCCCAGGTTCTCGTCCATGCCCTTGCGATGGATGCGATCCTCGCTCTGCACGCGGTACTCAGGCTTCCACGAGTTGGACCAGTAGACCGCCATGCGGGCCTCTACCAGCGTCAGGCTCATACCGCCCGACTCGGGATTGGCCACGAAAGCAACCTTGCCGTGCCCTTCCAAGTTCGCCCAGTAATCCAACGGCTCCTCTTCCGTAGCCAACGCACCCTCCGAGCTGTCACTCTTGGCGCGGAATACCTGGAAGTTCCCCTGATCGCAACGCACCACGTCCCATTTCTCCTTGAGGCACAGCTTGACGATGCGATCCACCGAGCCAGTGAAGCCAGCGAAGATCACCAGCCGCCCGACCTCCTCGTTCTCGTCCAAGAGCATCTTCAGCGCGGCATCCTTCGGGCAGGGAACCTCCCGCGCGATGCGGACCGTCCGTGGGACTTCCTGCTTGCCACCGCACGCCGGACAGGGGACGGTCTGTTTGACCAGTCGGGCCATCAAGTCTGGACCCAGCATGTCGATGGCCTGATAGCGGGCCTGCGGATCATCAGGGTCCAGCCACTCGGCGATCGTGCCGTCCATGCAGTGCGTGCAGGCCGTCACGCCGTTTTGCTGTTCGCGGTACTGGAACCCGTCGCTCAGTTCCCGCAGCAGAGTCATGCCCGTTACGGCGTTGGGGGCCGCTTGGACGATCGCCTCCGCCACGCGCAGAATGCTGGCAGTGGGCCTGCAAATGACTTTGCGGTATCGCTTCTCGGGCAGTTGCAGACAATCCTTCTTGTGTTTGACGACGACCAGCCCTTTGAGCCGTTCATAGAGGTACGAGACTTCGTTGGCGCTCGCGACGAACCGGTGATAGTCGTCCGGGTCGGTCACGCCATCCAAATCGTGCGGCCCTTCCTCGAAGGTTTCGCCGCACTCGGCGCACTTCCGCTCGTCGTCTTTCCAACCGATCCGTTTCTTGAACTTCTGGCCGTCGTACTCCTGCTGGGCCATGAAAGCCAGCCGCTCTTCCATCGCCCTTGGCCCGCCTTCCTTGAGGAAACCAGGCCAGGCGATCTCGCACTGGCTCCACCAGTCGACAGGCGTTTTGGGCGACGGCGTGCCGGACATGAGGATCACGTAGCCGTCGAGGCCGTACTTCTCGCGGATCATGTCCGCGAGCTTCTGGCAGGCTTTGGAGCGATGCGTGGTGGCGTTCTTACACCGACTCGATTCGTCGGCCACAAAGAACCGGGGCAAGCTCTGGGAGCCGTCCCACTCGTCCATCACGCGGACCAGGCCCTCGTAGGTGAAGAATTCCACCTGGATGCAGTCGAAGGGGAAGCCCCACAGCTTGAACTCGCGCTTGATGTTGGGGATACTCGTCTTCGGCCCCGCCCACCACACCAGATCGACGCCCGACTTCTCGATGACCATCTGGGCGGCCAGGGTCTTGCCCGTGCCCATTTCCGCCCCAAATATCTGGTAGTGGTACGTCAAGCCGGCGTCGGCCATGTCCGCCTGGTGCGGCATGAATTTCTGCGGCGCGCCGCCGCGCGCCAGGGGCCGGTACTCGTGGCGCGCCAGCGGCCGGTCGAACCAGGCGTAACCGTCTTCGCCACAGAGGTAGCCGATCTGGAGGCGGTTCCGCTGGCAGTCGTCCACGGACCACACCTTGACACGAGCGTACTCGCCCTCGTCGTCGTAGCCGTGGAAGCGTGCGCCGCGCATGGCCTTGACTTCCGCCATCAGGCCGTAGCGTGTCTTCGTGCCGACCTTCCCGTCCCAAAAGTAGATGCGGCCGTCTTTCCTTTCCAACAGAACCGGGACGCGAATGCGCGTGCCGCTGGATGTCTGAGCTTCGATCTTGACGGCTTCAAGCGACATGCAATCTTCCTCGCGCAATCTCGCAGTTGTGCTCGGTCAATTCGACGCCGATCGAGCGGCGGCCGAGCCGCTTGGCGGCCAAGAGCGTGGTCCCGCTGCCTGCGAACGGGTCGAGAATCACGCCGCCGTCCGGTGTCGAAAGCAGCGTCAACAGGTATTCCATGAGGGCCAGGGGCTTGACGGTCGGGTGGTCATTGCCCGGCCCGCGATCGTTCCTTGCCGCTTTAGGACAATAGAAGAACCGGCTTGCCCCGCCGGAGTCGCCGTAGCTCACTTGAACGTCGCCCGCCTTGCCTATGCGGCCGTGGTAGCCGTCGCCGGACTTGGTGCGGACGCAGTTGGTTCCGCTGGTGAGCGTGCCGGTTTGAGCGTCCAGTTCGGCGGCGGCCTCTTCATCCAGCACCAGATTCGCCGGCCAGCGTCCGCACTCCGATCCGCCCACGGGCGAGCGTTTCGTACTGGCCCAGCCGGCGTCCGTCAGGCTGTCCCCGCGGACGCGCACCGTGCTTTCGCTGCCGATGCGGCTCGCCTCGATGTTCATCCCCGCTACGCCCCAAGTCAGTGCATTGTGGGCTATCGTGCCGTCCAGCGGCGTCATCGCAAGGACGATTGGTTCCCACGCCGGCTTCAGGGCCATCGCCCAGCCGGTCCATCGCGCGGCCTCGGGAGTGGCAGGAGCCGTTATCTGCGCGGCGCGAACCCGAGCATCTGTCCCGGGAGCATGAAGTCCATTGCCGCCGCCATAGCACCCATTTCCCTTGCCTTCGTGCAGGTGGTAGCCGGGGCGATCCAGCTTGTCGCCGATGACTTGGCGCTCCGCGCCCTTCGACTTATCAATCAGCTTGCCGATGTCGCCGCACTTGGGCATCCCTTGCCCGTAGAGCCACATGAGGCAGTCCCGAATCTCCCAGCCGGCTTCCTCGATCGCGCAGGTCAAGTGGTGATAAGTCCGCGTGCCACCAAAGGCCAGGAGCAGTGCTCCAGGCTTGCACACGCGGGCGATGGCCCGCCAATACTCGGGTCCGGGAACCTCATGGTCCCAGTCCTTCTCCATGAAGCCGATCCCGTAGGGCGGGTCCGTGACCACGAAGTCCACCGACGCCTCGGGCAGCGTCGGCAGGATCTCGCGGAGATCGCCGCAATACAGGCTCAGGTTGTCTTGCTCGAAGAAGGGTTGCATGGTAGTGGAGTGAGCGACAGGTGTGACACTCGCCACTTAGATAGGACCGGAACGCGGCGCGAATCTGGAGTGCTACCGGCCCCTTTTGTCTTCCAAGAGCAGGAAGGTCTGGTCCGGTGCGCTGCGAGGGGTATAGTCGCCCCAGACGTTGAGGCCGGCGGCCGTGAACAGACCGTGGAGCTTGTTGAAGCAGTGCCGGACGGTAGATTCAACGCTTCTGTTACAGCCGGAAACTACTGCATCCCGCCATTGGGAGAGGGTGCCGGTGACGACGGCGGCCTGCACGCTTCGCACAACCGTTTCGACCACTACGAACGGCATCCCCGCGCAAAGCTGGAGGATGTCGAGCATGTCCCGCTCGTCGGCCCCGATGAAGGCGCTGAACGAGACGTGCCTCAAGAGATGGGGCGAAAGTCCCACAGGTGCCCGTTCGTCGCGCATCGCTGCCAGGCAGCTCAGGAACCGCTCGGCATCCGACAATTCGCGACGGCAGGCGTCGGAAGGCGCAGCCGGCGAGCGGCCCAGCACCTTATGGCTGAGGCCGATGAAGGTGCGAAAGTCGATGGATGGAACCTGAATGAGCACAGCGTCGGGCATCATGGCTCGGTAAACCCTGCTTGCTGAATCCCCTTCACCGACAGCCCAGTCGAGGCCAAGTGGAATAAGGAAAGCCGAGGGCGGTCCCTATCGCCGCCCTCGGCCGAAGAGGAGACTACCGGGCGCGGGCCGGCTTGCTGTCCTGGACTTTCTCGACGCCGTTGTCCTTGACGGCGAGAAACTTGACGATCTCCCGCCGGATCACGTCGTCAGAGGGCAGCCGGGTGAATGGCGTGGAGCACATCACCACCACGGGGACGTGCCAAGTGCCCTTGCGGTTCTCGGCCACTTTCACCTTCAGGGTGACAGGGATCGGGCCGTGCGGCTTCAGGTCGCCGACCGGATTGCCGGCCGCGGCCTTGGCGTCGATGTCCGCCTGCGTAAGCGGCAGGAAGGGAAAGATCTTCTTGGCTTCGATGCGGCTCGACTTGTTGCCGCAGAAGAACTCCAGGAACCGGCCGGTGGAGCGTTCGTAGACGAGGAACGAGGGGCCGTACTGGCAGTGGGAATCGGCTTCGGCGGATTTGGCGGCGATCCGCTTGAATTCCTCCGATTCCATGTCGTAGGAAATGACCAGGGCCTCCATGTCGGTCATGTCGATGGCCTTGGGCCGGCGGGCCAGCGGGAGCACGTCTGCGGATGGCCCCAGGTCGATGATCTCCTCATCGGATTCGGGGATGCCGTAGTGGCCCTGCGGAATGAGGCCCTTCATGTTGGCCTTGGACTTCGTGTAGAGCTGCATCCGGCCGATGTAGTCGCCGCCCTTGGCCAGTTCCGCGAACTGGTCGTCGGTGCCGATCTGGGTGGAGGGAAGCTGGTCGAGATTGAGGGGGACCATTGCAGTGGTGTCGGACATTGTTTTCCTCGTTGTTGGGTTCAGGGTTCAGGATTCTGGCTTCGAGAAGGTGGTTCACTCGTTGTCGTCACATGGCTCTCTCCTCCGTTGCAGTAGATTCGCGCGGGTTCGCGCCAGGACTCTCTCGCGTTGTGCGCGGACGCTTTCCTCGTCCAGGTTCAGCGCCCACTCCAGGGCCAAGTACCAGCCGTCGGCCGCGGTCTTGCAGTTGGCCTTCACGATCGCTAGGCCGCCAAGCTGGTGCGCGCGGTATTCGGCAAGCACTTCCTTCAAGGGCCGCAGGTGCGGCACCGGCTCGAAGTCCTTGCAGAGGTCGTGCAGTTTGCCTTGTCGGGCCGCCTCTTGAATCTGCTTGACTAGCCGCGCCGCCACAGGAACGAACTCCTGCGCCGGGGCGGTCTTTGCCAGTTCCACAAGCTGCGATTGCTGAATCCTTGGCAACCTGGCCAGCGTGTAGGCCGATTTCAGCGGTATCTCGCCGCGTTCCACGGCCTTCTGGATATCCGGCCGCAGGCTGAGCAGCCGGAGTTGGTCGCCGATCCATTCGGGGCTCTTGTGGACCAAGTTGCTCACGTCGGCCAAGGTGGCGTCCGTTCCTTGACGGGCCGTGATCGCATCCATGATCCGCCTGATCTGCCGCGCGTATTCCAGCGCCGTCGTCTCGGGACGCACGGCGTTGGCCTGAATCTGAAGCGCCAACACGTCGCCGTCCGTAAGGTTGTGCTTCACGATGCAGGGCAGCGAGAGCAAGCGCAGTTCGCAGGCGGCCGTATAGCGATAAAGACCGTCCACCACCTCGTAGCGACCCGGCCGCCGCACGGACGGCCGCACGCAGATCGAGTTGAGAGGACCGACCACCGCCAGCGAGTCGCGCAACTCCAGATAGTCGACGGACTCACGGTCCACGATCCGCAGGACAACCCACGGCTCGATGATCTGGTCCAGGGGAATCTGGCGGAACTCGTCGGGCAGCGGGTCGGGCATCGTTGCATCCGCGTTTACGCTGACACCTACAAATGGCCCCAAAAACGCCGCGTTTTTCAGAACTTCTTCTGAAAATCGGCGCATTTCTGGGGCCATTTGTAGGTGTCAGCGCAGGCGCGTATGCGCGGCGCGGCGCAAAGCGTTTATACGCTCACCGGATCGACCGACGCGGCGTCAGAGAAATGCCATGCCCCTAGTAAGCCAGTCGCTCTCCAGCTTCCTCCACGCCCGGAAGACGCCGGCCAACGCCGACCTGATTGATCGGTGGGCGATCGGCATGGAGACCCAGGTGAACGTGGCCCCCGGCGATGGCGAATCGGTAGCCGGCAAACGCTCCACCTGGTCCGATGGGATCAACGAGTGGTTCAACATCCGGGTGCCGAAGAACGCGGCCACGGACCCGACGTTCACCGATTACCAGATCGGCTTCCCATTGGCTCTGCACGCCGAGGGCGTTGGCATGACCGGTTGGGATTGGCAAGCCCGCCTCTCGCGCCACTTCGGTTACGATTTCGACGCCTTGACCGGCCATGCCCAAGGCGTCGGCATCGAAGAAAAGGATTTGGAGAAAGTCAAGCAAGCCGCCTGCGCTCTGCCCTACGTCGAAGTCCGGCGGAGCACGGGCGGGGGCGGCGTCCACCTCTACGTCTATCTCGACGATGCCGGCATTCCTACCGCCAATCACACCGAGCACGCCGCGCTGGCCCGCTGCATTCTGGGGATGATGTCGGCCGAGTGCGGTTTCGACTTCGCCAGCGCCATCGACGCCTGCGGCCACGTCATGTGGATTTGGCACCGCAAGATGTCGGCCGAAAATCGCGGCCTGGAAATCATCAAGCCGGCCGCCAAGCGGCTCGGAGCGGCCGATCTACCGGCCAACTGGCGGGACCATATCGAAGTGGTCAAGGGCCGCCGCGCGAAAGTACGCATCAACGAGGTGGCCGAAGACCACGTAGATCCCTTCGAGGCCCTGGCGTCCAGCCGGAAGATCATCCCCTTGGACGACAGCCACAAGGCCCAGATCGAAGCGCTCATGCGATCCAGCGCGACGACGCTCTGGGTGGCCGACCACCATCTCTTGCAGACCCACACCGTCGCCCTGCGGGACCTGATGGAAGGCGCCGAGGCAAGGGCGCTCAAGCTGGCCGGCGTTTTCAAGACGATCTCCGAAGGCCGCGATCTAGGCACGCCCAACTGCTTCCTCTTCCCGCTGCCCAGCGGCGCGTGGCGGGTTTACCGCTTCTCGCCCGGCACGCCCGAGGCGGACACCTGGACCCAAGACGGCCAGGGGTGGACGACCTGCTACTTCAATCGCTACCCGGACCTGAAGACGGCCTGCCGGCTGTTCGGCGGCGTGGAACGGGAGCAGGGCGGTTACGTCTTCTCCTCCGCCGAGGAGGCGATCAAGGCCGCAAGGAGTCTGGGCGAAGAACTCAAGCTGGACGGCACGCCGGAAGGGCGCAAGGTGACGCTCAAGGCCCACAAGGACGGCCGGCTTGTGACGGAAATTGAGCGAGACAAGAACGACCCGGCAATGGAAGGCTGGGACAACAAGAAGGGGAAGTACGTCAAGATTTTCACCGTCAGGACGGACCCTGAGCAGGACGACACGCTCGATTTCAACCAGTACGACGGCATCATCCGCGCCGTAAAGACGACCGCCGCCGAGCACTCAGGGTGGATGATAAAAGAGGAGAAGGAATGGGTCCGCCATCCGGCCTCCAACGTCAAGATGCTGCTGCAAAGTCTGGACCATGCGAAAAACGAAGCGGAAGCCATCATGGGGAAGGCCGCCGGACGCGGTTGGCGACTGGTCACTCTTCCCTTCCGCGAAGAGTACCCCGGCGGCCGGCAGTGGAATCTCGACGCGGCCCAGTTCAGGTTCAAGCCCGCCGAACTCGGCGACGACGAGGTTCCCTGTCACCCGCACTGGGACATGATCTTCGAGCACATCGGCCACGAATTGACGCCCGTGCTGCGAGAGCTGCCTTGGGCCATCGAGGCAAAGATCAGGAGCGGAGCCGATTATCTCCGCGCCTGGGTGGCCTGTGCCTTCCGCGACCCTTTCCAGCCGCTTCCTTATCTCTTCTTCTTCGGCCCCGAAGACAGCGGCAAGAGCATCTTCTACGAGTCTCTCGGGCGGCTGGTCACCAAGGGCGTGGTGAAAGCGGACGGTGCCTTGACCAGCGAATTCAACGGCGAACTTTCCGGGGCGGTCATTTGCGCCGTGGAAGAAAAGGACATCTCCAAGGCCCCCGGTGCTCTGGCCAGGATCAAGGAGTACGTCACTGGCCGGACTATCCCGATCCGCAAGATGCGTCACGATCGGTTCGAGCAGCCCAACACAACTCACTGGGTCCAGACGGCCAACAAGCGGGAGAACTGCCCCGTTTTCCCCGGCGACACCCGAATTACGGCCGTCTGCGTCGGCGATCTCCTGGAGGAACAGAAGATTGCCAAGCCGAAAATGGAGATGTTTCTCGACCAGGAGGCCCCGCACTTTCTCTACACGATCATGCACATGGAGCTGCCGCCCATGATCGACCGGCTGCGGCTGCCGGTCGTCACCACGGCCAGCAAGCGGGAGGCCGAGGAAGCGAACCAAACATCCTTGGAGCGGTTCATCGCGGAGTGCTGCAAACGGACGCCCGGTCAGCACACCCTCTTTTCCGAGTTCTACGACCGCTTCCAGAACTGGCTCGACGCTCCGGACCATGCCAGCGAGAAGGGGGCCTGGTCAAAAGTCCGTGTGGGGCGGGACTTGCCCGTTCGACATCAGAAGTTCAACGGAAACTACCACAAGACCTATGTTTCCAATCTGACCCTCAAGGCGACGGAAGGGAGCAAGCCGTGACACTCCGCATCTATCGCTCGACCGGCTTCGTCTCCCGCTCCGTGCTGCGGGCCGAATTGATCGCCGAAGTCGAAGTGGACCAGCCACCGGACGACGAAGCGGCCTTCGCCGACGAGTACGGCGGAGACATCATCGAACTTGCACCCACTGATTCAGAGGACATTGGAGAAGACCATGAGTAAGTACGGCATGACCGACAGCGGCAAGCGGCAGTCCTTTGGCAAGGGCATGGCGATCCGCGACACAGCGGACGATAAGCCCCGCCCCGACCTGATCTCGCCGTTCGCCGAGGAACGCCAAGGCCATTGGCTCCGCATGGGCGCGGCCAAGTACGCCGAACGGAATTGGGAGAACGGGATGCCCTTCAGCCGTTGCGTCGCCTCACTCAAGCGGCACGTAATGAAGTACCAGCAGGGCAAACGCGACGAAGACCACCTGGCCGCGATCATGTTCAACGCGATGGCCCTGATCCATTACGAGGAGATGATTGATCGCGGACTGCTGCCGGCCGAACTCAACGATATGCCGAGCTACCAGCCGCCCGCCAAGTCGCCTCGCAAGCCTTTCAGGAAGGGGAGGAAGACCCGCCGTGGCTGATTCCATCGTCTATCCCGGCCTGGTCCATCTCAACGGCAACCTCATGGCGGCCGTTGACCTGGAGACCACCGGCACCCGGCCCGGCTACCACGAAATCATCCAGATCGCCGTGGTGCCGCTGGACTCCGACTTCAGGCCCCTGGCTAGCGTGCGGCCGTTCTACACCCGCGTCAAGCCAAAGCACCCGGAGCGAGAGTCGCTCGGCGCGAAGCACAAGCACAAGATACCCATGACGGAACTCCTGCTCCACGCCCCCGAGTCCGAGCAGGTGGCGGACTGGCTCCACGACTGGTTCTTGAATTTGAAGCTGCCCTTCAAGAAGTGCCTCGTGCCGCTGGCCCACAACTGGGCCTTCGAGTCGTCGTTCCTGAAGGCGTGGCTGGGCGTGGAGGAAATGGACCTCTTGTTCCACAGCCACGCCCGCGACGGGATGCTCTACGCGATTTCGCTCAACGACAAGGCCGCCTTCGCGGGCGAGCCAGTGCCGTTCCCGTTCGTGGGCCTGGGGGCCATGTGCAAAAAGCTGGGCGTCACGAACACCAATCCCCACGACGCCCTAGCCGATTGCATCGCTGAGGCCGAAGTCTACCACTCCATGCTGAGGATGTTCTGAGGGCGGAGGGCATGATGGGACAGGTCTGGACGCGAGCCAAGTGGAACGAGATCATCCAGCGGGTCAATGAGCGTGCGGAGCAGTGCGACCCTGGCGATCCACTTCCCGAGGTGCCCGCAGGCCACAAGTGGTCCATGTCGGACATCATGGAGGTCCGTGGCCGATTAGAGTGGCTGTGCCGCAATGCGCCGGAGTCGTGGACAGAAACCTGGAAATGGAAGCAGGAGATCATCGACGAACTTGACGACGCGATCGACAACTGCGACTGCGGATGCACCCAGTTCCTCGTCGATGATATGCGCTCCCTGCACGGCCGCTCGTCCTACGTTCCCTATCTGCTCTATCCGGCTCAGTTCACGAAGAACGAGTGGTTCGGAGGCGATGACCACTGGCACTTCCAATGGACTTACCGGCAGGACTACGACTTCACCATTGCCATAGGGTACGGCTACGGACAGCGGGGCATGAACAATGTGAGGCACGCAGCCAAGTGGCATATCGAGTATTGGTACGACCCTTGGGACCCGTACCAATTGCCGGAGTACATCACGGAAGTGCATGACTTGGGGATCGTCGATACCAACTGCGATGGCACAGTGACCTCCGCTCCATCCGGCACGTTCGTCAAGGTGTTTCCGGTGGACTACCGGCTTCTGGTCCAGCCAGGCGGCTACCCTTTCACGGTTTGGGATACCGCAAGCGCCAACTGTTGCTGATCGTGGAGTGCCTGCAATGGCGTTTCCCGCTTGTCCCGCGACATTCGACAGCCGGACGCCGACTGATCGCGTCGTGCATCGTGTCTGTCTTGACGAGAAGAAACCGACCTACCGGATGGTAGTGACGGCCCGAGCGTGCAGGCTATGCCAATCACCGAAGACGAACCACACCAAAGCAGCCTCGGCGGAGGATACGAAAGAGGCACCACCACGCCCCGACGAAAGCGTCCCGGCGGACGATGCGCCGCCTCCCGAGACTCCCAGCCTCGTGCGCCGAACACTATCGTATGCCGAGGCGTTGATCGCCTGGACGGCGGCAGGTCGGCCCGAGCGATCCAACAAGGAAGTCGAGCGGATATTCCACCAGCACTGCAAGCCGTGCAAGTGGTTCGACCCTGAGCGGCGAATCTGCCAAGGCTGCGGCTGCCGAGTGGCCGAGGCCGGATACGCCGTCACCAACAAGATCAAGATGGCCACAGAGCACTGCCCCCGCGAACTATGGTGACGTCCATGCCGTGCGGTTGTCCTGACGACCAACCCCGCCGCCCGACGCCGGCCGGCGGCTGCAATTACCTCGTCTACTCCGGTGGCCCGCCCGCGCGTCTCTATCGGCTTCTGGCACAAGCCATCCCCGAGGTGGCCATGACCCACGGACGGCCCACGGTCCACCCGGACGGCTCACTGGAATTCCCAGGACCTCCACCGGTGCTGGCCGGCTTCCGGCAAGAAGGCTCCCGCCTCTATCCCATCTGGCCGCTTTGCACGTTGCGGATGCTCCGGGTCCAAGTCCTTGACGGCGTGCTGAACATCGGGGGCATCTGCGGCAATCCGGAATCCGAGCACTTCAGCCGTGAAGCCACGCTGGACCAATGCCAGAACTGCCCGGTGCGCCATTCCTGACGCCAACCGGCACATGATCGTGCGGTGTCGGCTTGCCAATGACTACTGAACATCACGTCGGTGTGATTCTATGAAAGAGGGCAAAGGCTAGGTTTTCCTGAGTGGAACGACGGGCCAGTGGGGCTCGCCGAGAGTTTTCATCAGCCGCGAGCGACGCGGCATGACCAGGAGAACCGGCTATGCTGTACCTCGGAATCGACCTGCATCAGAAGCAACTGACTATCTCACTGCGCAACGACGATGGCGACGTCATCCTTCGACGCCAGGTCAGCACCCGCTGGCCCAAACTGGCGGAGTTTCGGGAACAATTGCATCGAGCCTTGGCCGTCGGTGAAAAATACGTGGCGGTCGTCGAGGTCTGCGGATTTCACGACTGGCTGGTGAAATGGCTCCAGCAGGATGAACGGTGTCACCTGGTGCTGGTGGTCCAGCCGCTGGGACGCACCGCCAACAAGACCGACCGGCGCGACGCGAATGCCTTGAGCGAACTATTGTGGGTCAATCGTGATCGCTTGCTGCGCGGGGATCGCGTGCAAGGGGTGCGGATCGTGTATCTGCCAAGCGCGGAGCAACAGGCCGACCGGTATCTGACCCAACTGCGAGAAAGGTTGGTACGAAGGCGGACGCAAACGCTCAACCAGATCCATAAGATCCTGCGACGGCACAACCTGGAATGGGAACGGCCGACGAAGACTTTCCAGACCCGAAAGGTGACGGAGTGGCTGAAGACCATGCCACTTGACCCGATGGACCGTTTGGCCGTGGACCATCTGCTCGTGCAGTGGAGGTTGTGGGAAGAGCAGCTCGTGGCAACAGACAATCGGGTTGCGGAACGATTTCTCGCGAACCCGGATGCCCAGTTGCTTGCGACGATGCCCGGCGTAAGCATGTTCATCGCCCTGGCGATCGTCTGCCGGATCGTCCCGATCGGGCGGTTTCCACATGGCCGGAGCTTGGCCAATTTCCTCGGCCTGACTCCAGGCAGCAACAATTCGGGCGAAACGGAACGATTGGGTTCGATCACCAAGGCGGGCAGCCGGATGGTGCGTTTGCTGCTGGCCCAGGTGATTCTGCACCTGCTGCGGCGGGACTCCACGGTGCGGGCGTGGTATCTGCGGATCAAACGGCGTCGAGGCTCGAAGATCGCACGTGTCGCGGTGATGCGGCGAACGGCCGTGATCATGTGGCGGATGCTCAGCACGGGAGAACTCTGGAGGCCGGGAGCCGCCAATTCGGAGACGTCGGTGGAGAGCAGTGATCCTCGGCAGGCCTGTCTGTGGCGGCCCAGGCGAACCATGCTTTCGGCCCTGTCGGCGAGCGCGGCCGCCGTCGCTGGTTCCAGCACCGGTTCCTCTTCTCTGTCCCCTGGAGAGGAGGTGACGCGGTGCCCGGTGTAGACTTCCGACTGCTTCGCGAGCGAATCATGATGCGGGAGGTCCTGCAACTCTTGCATTTCGAGCCGATGGTGCGGCGTGGGGACCAGTGGCGTGGTCCCTGCCCCGTGCATGGCTCGCAGAATCTGCGGAGTCGTTCGTTCTCGGTGAACATACGATTGGGGCGGTACCATTGCTTTGCCTGCGGATCGCGAGGCCACGCGTTGGAACTGTGGTCAGCGGTGCATGGCGTGAGCCTGTACAGCGCGGCAGTGGACCTGTGCGAGTTGTTGGGGCTGGATCCACCATGGGTGACACGTTGGTAGCCGCAGACGGACGAAAGACAGCGAAATAGTGATTGCATCGATCGTGACAACCGTCACGATCCCTGCGGGCCTTGTTCAGTCCGAGGTGCGACATAGATCCGTCGGGAGCAATCCCAGAGGGACGTCGGTGTGATTGGGACGAGCTTGGCCGCGCAGGATGGTCGCAAAAAACAGTACCGTGCCAGGTCGTCCGAAATCGGACTGCCTGAGCGCTAGCCGTAGGGCCAGCGGACGCACGAAGGGATGTGTTGAGGTGCAGTCGCCAGGACAAGAACGACTGCGACCGGACTCGCTGAAAAGACCATGAGCGATCGACACTTGAACCCCTCGGCCTTGCCATAGACGAGCTGCCACGGGTGCCCTGACAAAGACGTTCAAAACGAAGCCAAGGGCTTCGGCGTGGAGCGTATGCCCCTTGCCTGGGTAAAGAAGAAAAGAACCAACGGGAAAACCACTTGACAACGGTGCCTCTTTCAGGGATGTCGCACCGACGGGCCGTATTCGTCGCCGGAGGTGCTCCAAAATGCAACGTCCGGCTTGGTGCAAGTATCAGAACAGCTTCTGGTGGATCAGCGAAATCAGCCGGTGAAGGTCTTGGTTGGAATCCACGCCTCCGACTCGAAACAAGGTCCCGTCGCTCACCACCACTGGTGGAACTGAGTATTGTCGCATCAGGTCCACCATCGTTTGCCAATTGATGTCTGGGCGAAAGAGCGTGCCAGGACCATCCAAGACGCGGGACGCAGCAGCATGAATGAGCCTCAACTGGCTATAGATCGGCGTGAACTCTGACGGGGCAATCATCTCAGCGTTCCCGTGCAGTAGCGTGTCCATCGTCTCGTTAAAGTAACGTGCGTGAAGTTCATCTTCTTCAATGAGACAACGGCGCAAAAGTAATTCTAGCTCAGCGACTGGCACCCAGGTGTCCATGCCTTCAATCAACTGCAGCATTTGGCAGACCGACCAGTCGGTATGAGGTGTAAGCAGCGCAAGGCTTCCGATGAGAACCGTGATCTCATCAACATTGGCTTCGGACACGAGTCGGGAGAATCGTGGACGCAAGAGGAGATTTCGCAGGCCATTATATACCTCGTCCTCAACGTCGCTAGCCGTCCATTGATGTCCGATATACCCCTCGTTCGCCGCAAACCACCGATCGACGCGGCGCGCGACACCTTCGATGGGTACTAATGTTGTAAATGGTTGGAATGTTCTTCGCTGCGTCACAAAACCCCAATGAGCTTGGTTATAAGTTCCGTTCACGACACTGTGTTCGACCACATCCCAATCGCCTGCGCCGCCGTGATAAGGAATTTCGAGTGGAGTCGTAAGGACGACCATTTCGTCGGCTAGGCTTCTCGTTTTCTCGCGCACCTGCTCGTGCGACTGTCCGGCATGGTCTGGAAGTGCCTCAAGCAGTGAAAAGATGCTGAGGTTTTGCTGCGAGCCGGTTAACCCATTCAAGGTCACGGCTGCCGCGACACCGACGGTGATCAACTGTTCCAGCGTATTGAAACCAATCAGGCTGCTACAACTCTGGAGGAAATGGCTGTACTCATGCACAAACGAGAGTGTCGCCAAGGGGTGCCCTGGCAGCCCTTCGACCCGCGCACGATCCGCGAGATCCGAGATGTCGATTGTGAAATCCCAAAAATTGAATACTGCCATATACTGTACCCTTCCGCGGAACGGTTCCATAGCGCCTCCCCAACCTCGGTTCACATCGTCCGGCTCGGAGACGCGCCAAGTCGCTGCACCGTAAGTTCAAGAATGGGGCTCCGGCCCTTCCGAGTCCTACGGAAGATTCTCAGTCTGACCTTCCGGCAGTGTGGCCGCTTCAGGCGGGAGCCCGGCCGGGGCGAGTGTAACGATCTCGCTCGCGGTGATTCGCCACAGCCCGGTGGGGTTACTATTCGTCGGATCGAACACGCCGAGGTAGACTTCGATCGTCGTCCCGACCAGGAGCGGTTGGATGGCGTCGGTCACGTGCAGCCGCCCGGAACGCGGCGACCAATCCCGAGCCGAGGGCCGCTTTTGCGACTCGGACAGGCGAAACAGATGGGCCGCGAACCCCTGATGCACGTTCGAGCCGGGGTGCGAGAGGCGCTGGATGTCGTCCTTGAGGTGACCGAGGTCGCAGTTCAGACCGAACTCGACGACGGTCGCGAGCGGAAGATGGTCGTAAGGATACTGGCAATGGGGCAGCTCGGCCACCTTGGCGATCAGCGACACATCCCAGTGCTGCCGGCGGGACTTGGACAAATCTTGGTGCGTCGGGTACTCCTTCTGGACCCGGCATATGCGGAGGTCACCGAGCGTCTGGTATCGCTCTTCTAGGGGTATCGCCCGGTAGAGGCGGGATGCGAAACGACAGTGCTGGCCGTGCTCGGTGTAGCAGAGATAGGGGTACGTCAGAAACTCCTCGCAGAAAGCGACAAGCTCGGTCCGAGTCAGGCTGATCGCTTCATCAATGGTCGGCATTGCTTCTTCTCGTCCCGATCCGGTTCCCTTCACCCCATCCCCAAATCACGAATCATATTATGAAAGCGTTGCCAGTCGGATACAACACCGCCACTGATTCCGTGCTTCGGTCACATCGACCGATGAATCGAAGCGGTGCGGGCGAATGACTCGGAACGTGCAAGACCTGCCGAGGCGAGAACATCGACACGGTCAACGACCACGTGTTTGACGATGGTGGATGCAAGGCGGGCCACCGAGGGCCCTACTGGTAGAACTGATGCGTAGCCATCCCCTGGCGATCCGCTTGGGAAGTGAGCAACTTGAAGACCCTACAGTCCGCGAAGTCCACCAGCTTGCACCGGGTGACGTGGACACCGAACTGCCGCAGTTCGCGGCGAGTTTCTTTCGTCAGGGTCTTCGTCAGGCTCTCGTCCTGGATGCCCGCCATGATCTCGTCGTAGGCGTGCGTAGCGATTACGCGGACCACGGCGGATTGCGTCAGGTCGTTGATCGTGGTGTCCACGTCCCAGTTCAACTTGCCGATGGCCCGCACGGGGTCGGGAATCTTGTAGACCACCAAGGTCTTCACGACCACCTTCTTGCCGTCCTTGGTGGCCATCACCTGGTCCGGGATGGCGAGCGTCTGCCGGGCGGTCACGACTACCTCCACGTCGGTCACAAGCGGCCAATAGATGTGCAACCCCGGCACCAGCAACTTGACGTGTTTGCCTTTGACCCATTTGACCCCACCGTGAGTCGCCCGCACAATTAGGATGCGAGGGAAGAATTGGTAAATGGCCTGGAATAGCTGATTCAGCCAAGCAAACGCGCTTTCCATAAGATGCCTCCTCCCAGGAAGGCAAATGCCCAGGTGGGTTTCCACCTGGGCATTTGCACAGCCGCACTTGCCTTATTGCAGAAACGCCGTCCCTGCGCCGAACCTCTCGGTTTCCTCGTCGTACTGGAAATGAAACTCGTGCTCTCCGTCTTCGGCGTCCCAGATAGAAACATCCGTGCGGATCGCCAGATACTCGTCGCCATTCTTCAGCACATCGGACAATGGCTGCCCGTCAGAATGCGCGTCGTCCGCCACCAGCGCCCCACGATCAATGGTCAGGCTGCCGTCCTCGTTGATGCCGTGAAGAATCGAGGAGAGGTAGGCGACCTTGGTTTCACTTCCTGACGTATCGAGAATCTTGGTCTGGTGAATATCGACCGTGATCGCGCTGGCTGGCGAAGCAGCCGGCATGATGGCCGGCAGACTCCGCCGGGGGTAGGTCCGCAGATTCAATCGCGGCTTCGAGCCGGGCGAAAGATTGATGTACGTGGCCGTATCAACAACCGGCTGAGCTGTGAAGCCCACGTCGGTAGGCGTATTGTCACCCCAATCGCTTTGCGCGCGGAAGACGACATTGGGGCCGCCGACGAAGACCACGCTGCCGTCCGGGATCGTCGTCGTGTCGCCCACCGGCAAATTGCCCGTCGCGCCCGCCCCGATCCCGTCTCCTCCGGCGCACCCGGCCGCGATCTCGTTGGCGGGCGGCCAGGTGTCCGTTTGCGGCAGCGCCGCCGGCCAGAAGAAGTGGTACGGCTCCATCGTGCCGGCCAGCACCGGCACTAGGCACTCGAAATCGACGCAGTTGTCCGCCGAGTTGTAGTTGGCCCTCTCCACAATTGCCAGCACCGGCCCGTTGGCCACATAGGACTGGTCGAAGTCCAGCGTCACGGCATCGAAGGTCTCCAGGTTCAACTTGTTCAAGAAGGTCTTGAACTTGATCCGCTTCCAGGTCTTCGCCTTGCGAATCAGCCAGAACGTCGCGCACTTGTACACGATGTCAGGCTGGTTGTAGATGTACCAGTCGTACTCCTGCTCCTGAGTGCCGTACTTATTGACGTTGTGCCGCAGGATGATCGTCTTCTCGGCCTTGTCCTTGGGCTGGTCCGAGATGTCCGCCCAACTCAGCCGCCACTTGACTACCATCTTGGTCACGATGTCTTCCGTACTGGTTAGCTCCACCTCGATTCCCTTTTCGGCGTCGATGTCGCTCACGGTGATCGTGCCGGCTGGTGTCGGCTCCTCGGGCAGGTACTTGAGGTAGAAGACGCCGTTACTGAGCCAGATGGCGCAGCGGGCCTGAAAGGCGATCTCCTGCAACACCTGGATCGCGTTCTTGCGGTCCAAGATCGGGAAGTTCGCCGGGAATGGCTGGAGCTTCTCCTGGACATGGTTGAACGACGTGGCATCCCACGTCAGATCGGTGTAGTTGGCGATCAGGTACTTGAGGATGTTCACGGTGTCCGGGCCGACGCTCGACTGAATGGTCACGTAGAGATCATCGCTCCATCCCTGATCCGTGATGGACGAGAGGGGCTTGTTGACGACGATCTGCACGGCGGTCACCGACCCGTAGGCATGGCTTTCGACCCTGTAGAGATCGGTGGGCACGTCCACCAGCCGCCGTTCCCCGGTGAGTTGCTTGTAGGCTTTCACCGCCAAGACAGTGCCGGGCACGATGGAGACGATGTAGGTAATCGGCTCGTCGCTGGCGATCTTCACCGACGCGCCGGGATCGACCCAGAAATGTTGGGCCACCGGCTCGGTGTCCATCTGGTGCGTGGTGGCCTGGCTGATCGTCGTTATCACGCCGTAGTGAAGAATCGTCTTCTGCCAAGACGGCCGCGCACCGCAGCCTGGCGGAATCTCATCCTCGTACCGATAGTACCGGGTCTGTGTCGGCTCCAGGCAGACAGCCGGCTCCTGGGTCTTTTCCGCATAGGCATCGGCGGCCGTGGCATCGTCCGCCGGGTGCTGCCGGCTCTGGACACGGAACAACTCGCCCTCAAAGTGCCCGGTAAACAGACCGCCGTTGATGTTGATGGTCAAAGTCTGCCCCTGGGGAAAGTCCTCGCCGCCCAGGATGCGAATGGGATTCTCGCCTTCCCCTTGGGCGAAAGCCTCGTCGATCTGTTGCTGCCGGCGGGCTAAAGCGCAAGCCCGCTGTTTGTCGCGGCGGGCCACGGCGGCGTTGATCTGCTGATTGAGCGAGTCAACGCGCTGCTGAAGCTCTGCCGCCTTCTGGGCGTCTACCGGCGGGTGAAACGCGGGTGCCCAGCAATCCTTCACCTCAGCATAGTGATTCCGCTCAACCACCATTTGCATGAGGCTCATGGTGAATTCCGAGTCGTCGGCACCGTCCGACAACGAGGCCCACAAGTCCATGCCGCTGAGGATACCTACGCCGGTGAGCGTCGTGCCCGTGACCGCCTTGTTGACCTGGAGTGCCGGACAGTTGACCACCTTGCCGAAGATCATCGGCCACGCCTTGCCCACCATGTCTGCCGGCAGGTAAGGGAACTGGCCTTCCTCGGCAGAGAAGCCGATCTCCTTGTCTTCCAGTTGCGAGAGGATCGTAAACTTCACCGTCCGGTCCCGCTCGCTCCAACTGATGGGCGAACTCACCTTGCCGCTGAAGAGCAGAAACTTGTCGGCCAGATCAAGGCCCGAGAAATACTGGTAGACCCGGCAGGTCCGCTTGTGAACGTCGTGGGCGTCCATGATGGCCTTGATCGAACCATCCGTGTCGTCCAGCGTGACAGCAAGCGACTGCGACCCGCTGCTGTTGCTCACGTTGACCACGTTATCCAGGTCGCCGACCTCCACGATCCGGCCCGGAATCGTCCCCACGGTGCGGTCGGCATAGCACACGGTGCTCCCGGCCACCCAGTCCACCTCAATGATGGTGATGGGTTCGTTGCCGTAGCGGTTCGCCAGTTTCGCCAATCCGGCTGGTGATATATTTCTCACTGCTCGACTCCCTCGAATTCGAGTTCGATCATCTGGGCCTCGCCGCGCGGCATCGGGCTGATCGCCGGCCCGGCCTTCTGCGGCGTGTCAAACTCGAATGGGTTGTTGGTGAAGTTGCCGACCCACACTCGGCCGTTGTGGTCAACGATCCTCACCGGCGAGGCGAAGTAGGCGAAGAGGAAGGCCCGCAATTCGAGGCCCTTGTTGCGCATCAGCCGGAAGGTCCACTTCAGCTTCCGGCGGTCGCCCTTGCGCTTGACGTAGGTGTAACGGGTGCCGTCCATCGCCAGCTTGCGGGTCACGGTCGCCGTCAGGCCCTCCTGATCGCTAAATTGCGGATTAGGCAGCAGCGTCGTGGTCTGCAAAAGCGGATAAGGGGCTGTAAGCGTGAACATGGGCCTCTCCTCGCCAGAGGTTATGCCGGGACCAACTCGCCCTCGAACTCAAAACTGGCCGAGAAGCGGTCGTGGCCGTCCTGGACCACCGGCTCGGTCGGGGTAGTAATCACCCCGGTCCAGTAGCGGTGCTCCCAGTCGTAGACGCCCACTTCTTCGCCAAGATGAGCGTCCAGGAAGGCAAGTAACTGCTGGGTCTGATCGCTCGTGAGGCCGGAGAAGTTCAGCACGAGGGTCTGTATCTTCGGCCAGATCGGATCGGCGAAGACGATCAGCGTCCCGCCGCGCGTCTCGCGGAGCACTCGGTTGAAGCCGAGCCGGTCCTTGTTGCCGAAGTTGGGTGCCCGGAGCGTCACCGAGTCGGTAGTGGGGCCGCTTGCCGGGTAGACCAATTGGAACGAGGCCGTGACGCCGGGGCGTGGGCCCTCAAGGGAAAGCGGCGGGGTTGTCAAAGCCCCCACTTCCCCCGCGCCGACAAACGGGTGATACCGCTGAAGGACGCCCGCCGAGACCAGATAGTACGTCGCCGACTGATGCAATCCGAGCGACGAGACTGCACCCCGCTGACCACTCCGCGCCACGGCGGCCTCGGCGGTCAATGCCAACGCCGACCGAACGAGCTTGCACCTATCGACGGCAGCCGATTGCGTGAACGCCAACCAGGTGCCAGCGTTTCCCAACTGGTTGGTGCGGATTTCGCCCAACAGGTCCAGGACGCTTTCCGCCGACACGTCGATCGCCGTCGCCTTGACCTTGACAACCGAAGCCGCCTGCCCCAGCGGAATCGGCTGGTTGATCGTCAGAGACCGCGGCAAGGCCACGCTCGCTACATCTTGCAGACCCTCGATCCGCTCGACCATCCTGTCAAGTTGTGGATCGTACTCCTCCGTGACGTTCTGAACCGGAGTCGCAACCGACAAGTACCACGGCCGAGCGGTTACTTCGGTCTGCACAAGCGCCAAGGGGCTTTGGGCGGCAACCTTTCGTACAACGGTGACGGTCGCCCAGTCCCACAGAGGAATCCAATCCCAGGCCCATCCTGTCCGCGCGACCGAGGCAGCCGCCGCCGTGTCCAGGCTGACCGCCGACTCGGCGCTGACCAAGGTGGGGACAACATGAATGCACGTCGCCGCACTGGTTAGGTCCAAGGTGCTTGTGGCTGCGGCAGCGATGATGTTATTTCGCCCGGCGGCCCCGGTCAAGCTGATCGCGGACTCGGCCGCCACGTCGATAACGGCCGGCAAGACGCGGGCCGCTTCGACGGTCAAACTGAGTGCCGACTCGGCGCTGGCGCTAAGCAAGTTGTTACGGCCCGCCGCATCAGCCAAGGCCAACGCGCTATCCGCTGCTGCCGCCCGTGCCACCGCGAACTCCGCCGCCGTATCCAGGCTGATCGCGGACTCAGCGCCGACGCTGAGCAGATCATTGCGGCCGGCTGCGTCGGCCAAGGCCAGTGCGCTCTCGGCTGCCGCCGCCCGCGCGACCGCGAAGTCGGCCACCACGTCCAGAACCAGTGTGGACTCGGCTGCCGCCTCGATAAGCTGGCCGCCGATATTGGCCGCCGCATCCGTCAGGACAAGCGTACTTTCGCCCGCCACCGCCCATGCGGCCGTGAAACCAGCCGCTACATCCAGGCTGATCGGAGATTCGGCCGCTCCGCTGAGCAGATTGTTGCGCCCGGCGGCATCGACCAGCGCCAGCGTGCTCTCGGCCTCGGCCGCCCGCGCGACCGTGAAGTCGGCCGCCACGCCCAAGCTGACGGTAGACTCGGCGGCCCCGCTTAGGAGATTGTTGCGCCCGGCAGCGTCCAACAGGACCAGTGCGCTAGAAGCCGCGCAGGTCCGCACGGCGCTCGTGCCGGCATCAGTCGAGAGCAACAAGTCACTCTCGGCGCTGGCGTAGAGGATGTTGGCTCCGCCGCCGCCCTCTTGCTCGCCCAGGGCGGGCCGCATGTTGCCCAGGAGCGAATTGAGCGTGCCAAGCTGGCCGGTCTGGTCGTCAGTCTCCGGCCGCCCCTCCTCGGCACCGGCGAACGCCGGTTCGATCGCGCCAAGCTGGGCGTCTCGGCCACCCAAGACCCAGGCGGGAGACAAATGAGGCGCGAACGTTGGGTCGGGATCGACCGTCTGCGCGATCGCCAGCAGGCTCTCGGCCGAGAGGTGAATGACGCCCGCGCCGACCAGCCCACCGAGGCCAGGGACCAAACCGCCCAATTGCACGCCAAGCCGGCCGCTCTGGGTAGTAATCGTGGGCGGCTCGGCGTCCGCACCGGCGAAGGCCAGCTCGGTATCGCCCAATTGGCAGTCTTGACCGCCCAACGCCCAGAGCGGAGAGGCATGGGGCGCGAAGGTTGGGGCAGGGTCCGCTGTCTGCGCAGCGGCAAGCACGGTCTCGGCCGCAAGGTGAATGACGCTTGCGCCAATCATCCCGCCGAGGCCGAGAACCACTTCTCCCAACTGCCCACCGAACCGGCCGCTCTCCGTCGTGACCGAAGGCAGGGCCGGATCGGCAGTCGTGAACGCCAGTTGCAGATTCGCCAGTTGGGAATCGACGGTGCCGAGCTTGCCGGTCTGGGCCATCGCTCAGTTCTCTTCCCAATGCACCAGAGACAGGGAGACAGGCTGGTTGTTGTCGGTCGGGTCGATGAAGATACCGACCTGATTGGGCATTGCATAGCTGCCCATGCTGTCGTCCTTCACCTTGATGAAATTCACGCCGTCCGCGGAGAGATAGAATCGCTTTCTATCGCCGTAAATCTCGAAGCGCGTCCAAATGAGCCGTTGGGGAGGGAAGTAATCGTCCCAACTCCAGCTCGAACTCGTGCTTGTCGGAGAAGTGAGCCACTGGCCATACGACTGCCATTGCGTACTTCCCAGAAAGACACCGCACGCACCGATGTAGCCGTCATAGCTGATGCCGGGGCTGTGTTGGCGGATGCAGAAACCCATGCGTGGCGTGTCGGGGCCAATCCCATTGAAGAGATACGCCACCGTCAGTGTCGCCGGCCATTGCGGCGCGGGTCGGACGTAGAGGCGAAGCTGCGGATCAGCGGCATCGAGGTCGGGGTCTTCAATGACCACGCGACCGTCAATGTACGTCGCCGTGGCGTTGCCCTGGTTCACCCAGGACCAGCCAGTCTCGGGCGGCGCTTTGAGCCGCCGGTACGGCCCGTACTTGTGCCAAGCCGCCCCGTCGTCGTACTCCAGGAACAGTCCGTCCGTAGGCAGGAACAAACGTCCCTTGACTCCAGCGGCGGGCTTGTTGGCGTAGACATCAGAGATGAAGCGGTTGGCGACCCGCGCCTCCAGGCTGCCCTTGGTCAAAAGATGAATGACGTTTGCGCCGCTGGCGTGCGTAGCCGCCGTGGTCCCCTCAGCCGCGCGCGTCACGGTAAAGGTGTTGCCCGCGCGAGCCGTGACAATGAGGATTTCGCTGTCGATTTTGATGCGGAAGTTCCCGGTGGCGGGGAACGCCGTGGCATCAACGACCGTGCAACTCGTGGCGGTCACGCTGCTGATGGCGGTTGAGAGCGTGGTGACGGCCTGGTTGGCGAAGGTTTCCATTAGCTTTGTTTCCAATGAAAGAAGGTTGCCCCCTGGTTGCTCTCAGGGGTGGTCTGAGGCGCGTGAAGGTAGATTCCGATTTGTGTCGGTGTCAGGTAGTCGGTGCGGGAGAGGCTGACCATCTGCACCCACGAGTAGCCGTCCGTGGAAATCGAAATCTTGCGGTTGGTGTTGTCGTCCTCGTACTTGACCCACACCAGACCCGATTCCGTCTGGTCAAGTGATCCAGAGCCAGGCCAACCCGTAATGGCGCTGGCACTGCCCGTGGGACTGGGACGATTGATGCCCCCGATCTTGCCACTTGTGTCGTAGACACCGTAGTGCTGCAACTTGCCCGACACATCATCGCGGATGACGAGTCCGGCACCGGGATAGCTGCTGGTGTTCGGGGTAAGGAGACACATGAACGCCATTTCCACCGTGAACGGCGGGCTGGGATAGGCTTTCACCCGCAGCCGGTAGTTGGTGCCGCTCACGGACGGCGATTCAAACCAAATCGCCCCCTTGTTGTCCATGACGGTCGCCGAGCCTTGGTTCACCCAGGTCGGGAAGTCCGAGATTTGCGGAGGGATCATCGGCCAGATCGGGCCGAACTTCTCCCACGCCGAGCCGTTGTCGCGCTCCAAGAAGATGCCATCGGTGGGCAGAAAGATACGCCCCGGCACGCCGGCAGCGGGTTTGCTGGTATAGGCGTCCCGGACCACTAGATCATTCTGGTCGTGGGCGTCCAACGCGCCGACTGTCAGGACGTGACGAACGGTGGCGCCATTAGCGTGAGAACTCGGACTCGTCCCCTCCGCGCCCCGTGCGACCGTCAGGTCCGAGCCGCTCACGGCCGTGACTTTCATAATCTCGCTATCCACGAGGATGCGGAAGTCGCCGCCCGTGAAGCCCATCGCGCTGGCGACGGTAATCGTGGTGACCGAATCGTCAATCGCTCCGTTGAGCGTGGTGCTCGCGAGGTTCTTGAATTGCTCAGCCATCAGGACTCGCTCCAATGCAAGAAAGAAATGACGCGCGGCACGTAGGTGTTCTTCCAACTGTTGGCGAACACGCCCACCTGATCGGCCGTGAGAAACGCCGTGCGGGACTCGGCAGACACCGCAGGCTGAAAACGGACCCCATCCCCCGAGACGTAAACCCGCCGATAGGTGCCGTCGTCACTGACGCGCAGCCAAAGCGGCCAATGCCGGGGGGCGGTTGTGTCCACGATTCCACCAGTGGTAATCGTCGTGGGGTTCGTCATCTGCGCGTACTGGAAGCGGAACGGGTAGCTGTTATAGCCGAAGCCGTAGATGAGCAACTTGCCCGAACCGCTCTCGCGCAGGCAGATGCCGTAGTGCGGAAGCGTGTAGCCAGTCGTGTAGATGGGGCTGTGAGCCAGCAAGGCGACGGTAATCGTGTAAGGGGTCGCCGGCGCGGACTTGACAAGACACCGCAGGTTCTCGCCCGATGCCACACTCGGCGTCTCCAGGACCATCACCCCCTTACGATCCGTCACAGTGGCACTACCCTGGTTGACCCAAGTGAAGTCTCCGGCGCTGGGCGGAGTGAACCGCCAAAAGGGCATCCGCTCCCATTCGAGGCCGCCGCTGTCGCGGGCGATATAGCCATCGGTCGGCAGATAGAGCCGTCCCGCCTGTCCGGCAGCGTCACGGTTCGCCACTGCGCCGGTGGCAAACTGGTCGCTATCGCGTTGAGCCAAGGCACCGGCCGTAAGGACGTGAAAGACAGCGGCATCGGCGTCATGGGAAGCGGCGCTGGTGCCCTCTTGCGCCCGCGTGACGGTGAAGGTCTTCCCCTGCACATCCGTAACCAGCATGATCTCGTTGTCCACGATGATGCGGAAGTTGCCGCCGGTGGGGAATCCGACAGCCGACTTCACGGTCAACGTGAGATCGTCGTTGTCGATGCCGGCGTCCAGCGAAGAGAGACCGCCGTTCGCAAATCGTTCGTAGGCCATCGCGATTCCTCAGCGAAGGAAGGGAAAGAAAGGCCGGGCGGGACTTCCTGGTAGAAGACCCCGCCCGACCTGTGGCGAGGGAGTCTCCGATTACGCGCTGACGGTGTAGGTCACCTTCAACTGGTCCTGGGCATTGACCGGCACGTCGCCTGTGCCGAACAGGGCCGTGGCCCACAGCACAGCCCCGGCCGCCTGGTAGTCGCCCTTGTTCTGGGCGTTGGCTGCCCCGCCCACCAGGAATAAGCCCTTGACCGTTCCACTGTCGGTGATGTCGAAGACCACCGGACTGCCGTTGGTGATCGCCTGGCCGGACGCTGCGCCTTCCGTCCACTCGGGCCGGGTGCTGGCGCTGCCGCCGTTGCCGGCGTCGGTGTAGTCGGTGAACTCATCCCAGCCGTTGCCGGCCTGATTGATGTTGGCGTAGGTATCTCCGGCGGCCAGCGCGCTATAGCCGCTGTTGTCGATCAGGCCCAGCCACCAGGTCGTGATGGCCGACTGGGCGTGGAACATCACGTCCAAGAGCTTGTTCTTGCCCTCGTTGGTGATCCCGTTGGGGAACTCGTAATGGCCGATCTTCTCGCCTTTGCGAAAATGTTCGACCACGAACCGGCCTCGCGCCTGGAGTTGATCTTCGGCCTTGCGGGCGCGGACCATGCTGCAACCCGCGTTCTGCCCAACACTCATTCGACTGACGCTCATGGGTTTTCCTCTCTGCTTCACAAAAGGGGTTACAGGGTCGCCGTGCCGCGCCGCAATTCGCGTCGAATCTCAGCGGCGATTTCCCTAGCCGTCTGGCGGCTAGTTCCGCCGCCGGTTACGTTCACGTTGATGTCACCGATGTTGGTGACGCTGCCGCCCTCGCTGCGGTAGACCGGCTGAACGCCGGCATTGATGGCGGTCAGTTGCGCGGCGAACCGCCGTGCCGAGGCGGCGTTGATGACCACCTCGCCCGGCGAGAGCATCGCCGGTATTACGTCCGTGCCCTGGGCCGGGCCGCCGAAGGCCAGGAAGTTCCACACCGTCCGGCCCTTGGCGGCGGTGATGGGCGGCGGGGACTGGACACTCCACGAAGCGGCGGCCAAGTCCCACATGGCCGTGGCCGCCTCTTGGATGTCGCCGGCCAGGCCCGCCATGCTTGGGATCGCGCTCAAGGCGTTTTGGGCCGCCTGCGCGCCTTGCCCCATCTCGGTCGCCGCTTGTGGCCTCAGCTTGTCGATCAATTCCCTGAGGCGTTCGGCCTCCTGCCGGGCCTTCAGCAACTCCGCCTCTAGGTCGCGGGGCTGGCCTTGCGGCGTCTGCAACTTCTTCATCGCCTCCGCTTGCTCGGCCAGAAACTTCAAGTTGGCCATCTGGTTCGTGATGAAACTCTGGTCCCATCCAGTCGTGGTGGGACTGGCGAGCACGGCCGTGGCCTTCTTCTGCAACTCCTCGTATTCCGTTAGCCCAAAGCCTTTGCCACCGGTCTGGGATAACTGCCGGAACTGCGCAATCAGGTCGGCCAGGGCCTTCGTTTCCTTCTGGATGTCCCCGCCACCGAGGATCGCACCCTTGGCCTTGGCCGCCGCGTTCATCCAGAAAGGCAGACCTTCCAGACCCTTCTGGTAGATTTCCATGTTTGCGGCGAGGCTGCCCACGGCCGCCTTCTGCCGAGTCGTGCCATCGGTCAAGGTCTGCTGCTCGCCTTCGAGCTTCTTGACCAGTTCCGACTGCTTCTCGTAGGCCGTGTTCTGTTGTTGGATGTACTTATCCCGGTCGGGCAAGGGCATCTCCGCCAACAGTTTTTTGGCCAGCTCGGGCGAGGCCACCGGCATCAAAATGGCAATGTCCACCGCCTTCTTGTTCAAGCCGGCTTCGATCTGGGCACGGAAATCATCAATCGTCTTCGGGGCGGCAAAGAGCTTCTGGACCTCCGCTTCCGAGACGCCGCCCTCCAAGGCCGTCTTGACCCGCCGTTGCAGATCGTCAAACTTCAACGCCTCGTCCAGGTTGAGGTTGGCAGTGCCTTCCATCCACTGCTTCTTGAACTCCGCCATCTTGACCTTCAGGTCTTCCGACAAGGCGGCCGTCACCTTGGGTTCCTTCTGGCCTTTCTTGTCGAACAGGTCCAGGTCTTCCAGGATTCCCTTCATCAAGACCTTCATCCGGTCCACGCGCTCTTGCTCGTGGGCCGCCGCTCGGGCTGCCGCCGAAGCGCGTTGGGCGCTATTGGCCTGAAGCTCCTTTTCGGCGGCGATCTGCTTGCGGATGATGTCTTCCACAGTGTCGGCGGCACGCTTCCGCAGCCACTCGTTCTCCGTCCCCTTGGCGATTTGCTCCGCTTCCTGGGCGTAGGCCGCCGCCCGCTGGAAGATTGCCTGGGCCGTTCGCTCCTGGTCCGGGGTCTCGGCCTTCGCCAGGAGGCTTGCCGCCTGCTGCGCCAATTCCAGCGCACGCCGGCCGTACATATCCGACGTGACTTCGGGCTTCTTGAAGTAGTCGTCGTACTTCTGCCGCTCTTCGAGCCGTCGCTTGAAGAGCAGATCGTCCAGCTTGGCCTGCGCATCCGCCTGACGCTTCATGGAGTCTTCGGCCGCCTTGTTGGCATCCTGGGCGGCCGCGCGGAACTGCTGCACGACCTTTTCGCGCGCCGTAATCATCGCCTGCATCGTGGTCCGCGACGACACGACCAACTCTTCATTGGCCTTCCGCGTTTGCTCCACCTGAACGTTGAGCGCCCTCCGCACCTCGGCTGCGTATTGCGCAAGGCGGCGGCCGGCTTCGTCATAGACTTTCATCTCGGCGTCCAGCCGCGTTTGGGCGGCCTTCTTCTGGGCTGCCACGATCTCCTCTACGTCCTTGCGGAACTTCGCATTAGCGTTGTCGAGCATCGACGCCATCTGCGAGTCCAAGTAATCCACGGTCCACGCCGCCATTGTCAGCGGCGCGACCACGTTGTTGAAAACAACGCCTTTGAAGCCGGCCATGCCCGCCAGCTTGCCGCGAAGCGAGAACAACGCCAGCAACCCGCCGACCGGGGCAAGCAGCTCGGCCAGGCTCGTTAAGGAGGTGGCGATGCTCTTGATCGCAGAGGCCAGCCCGTCCGCCCCGCCCGCCGCGTCGAGCAAGGTCTTGAGGAACTTGACCAGTTCCGGCCCCACTTCGGTCGCCAGCGTGACCTGGAACTTGTTCAACTCCTTCGTGTATTGCTGGGCGTCGGTCGAGGTGAACACCTTGACCATTTCGTTGAAGCTGTCCGTGAGATTCGGGTCGGTCATCGCCTTCATGGCCTCGGCGACCTTCTCCGCGCCTTCGCCGGTCAAACGCGCTTCCGCATTGAGGCCACGAATGTTGAGGAACAGCTTGGCCATCGCCGCCACGTTCTCGTCCGTCGTGTCCTTCAGCTTGAGGAAGATGCCTTGAAGGCCCTCAGCCTTGACTGCCAGTTGCGGCGTGGCGTAGCCCAAGGCGGCCATCTCCTTCTGCATCTGCTCGGACGGCTTGATCAGGGCCGACAGAGCGGAGCGGAAGGCGGTGGCCGCCTCGGCGGGCTTCATCGAGCTGATGGTCAAGGCGGCCATCGAGGAGTTGACTTCATCCAGGCTGACGCCCAGTTCATTGGCGATCGGCACGATGCGGCCGATGATCGGCGTCAACTCGGCACCGCGAACGCGGCCCAAGTTGACGGTCTGGAAGAACTTGGCCGCCACGATGTCGGCCTGGCTGGACGCCATGCCATAGGCGTTGAGCGTGCCCGTCAAGAGTTGGGCCGCCTCGTTCAGGTCCATCACGCCGACCCTGGCCAGCTTGGCGGCGGCCGTCATGATGTCTGCGCGTTGGGCGGCCGTGGTGAACTGGTCGGAGATCGTCTGGTAGGTCGCCTCGGCCACGTCCGGCAGCGGGAAGTTGAACTCCCGCGCCATATTGGCGATTTCTTTGCTCAGCCCTTGGAAGTTCCGGTCGATCCTCGGGGCAATGGTCTGGATTTCCGAGATTTTCGTGGAGAACTTCAGGGCCTCGTCCACCGACTCGCGCAGCAGATCGCGGATTTGGCTCAAGGCGCGGACGATGGCCTGGGTCATCACCACCCGCGTCAGGGTCTCCCAGGTGACAGTCCAATCCTTAGTATGCTCGTGGGCTTTCTTCGCGGCCTCACCAGCATCGTGGCCTGCCTTCTTGCCGTGCTCGCCGGCCTGACGCATCTTCTCCCCGGCGCGGGTTGCCGTGTCGCCGAGATTCGTCATGTTTTGGTTGGCCTTCTGAATCTCCTCGCTCACGTCAGAGGGCAGCCAGAGCTTCGACGCCGGCGCAGCGGCAGCAGGCGCGGCAGGCGTGGCCGCGCCGTTGCCCATCTTGGCCATCGAGTTGGCCAGCCGCGAGGCGGCTGAGGCCATGTCCTTCATCCGCGAGAGCGCGGCGTCCGACTGGCTGTTCCAAGCGTTGATCCGCTCGCCGAACGTCTGGAAGGCGGTGCCCGAGGATTGCAGCGCGGAGTCCAATCGCTGAAGCTCGCGCAAGGCGTCTTCGACGCTGAAGCCGAGTCTATTGACGATGGTTTCATCGGCCATTGCGGCACCTTGCTAGGACTTCACTCGCACCACGCGCATGTGAGGCTTGACTTTGGGAAGGTCCACGGTCTCTGCGAACCGCAGGAAGGCCCTGGCACCCGTGACTTGGAAGTTGTAGGGGCCAGGTTCAATCAGGCGGTAGAAAAGGGTCGGGTCCGGCTCGACGTTGGCGTTGTGGTACTCGTTCCAGATCAGCCACGGCAGTGTCGTCGTGTAAGTGAACGTGTACTCGCCGCTCTCCTTGTCCGCCGTCAGCTTGCCGTCGCTCTGGGCCATCCCCATCCATGTGCGGTCCATCCGCTCGGTGAACAGACCGTGTGCGGCTTCCACCGCGGCCGGGGCGACAGGCAAGTTGTAGCCGATCTGCTGGGCCAGCTTCACGAACGTCGCCCGCGATGCCCCGCTCCACACCGGAATCTCCGCCAGGACCGCCTCCAGCCACTCCATGAGGCCCTGGGCGATCGCCGCCTTCATGTGGTTGTCCAGGGCATTGCGGTAGGCCGCCACGTCGATTCGCGGGATGGAGAATTGGGCCGTGAACTTCATGGTCAGGAACCGTCTCCCTTCGCTGGCCGGGCTGCCGTGAAGGGCATCCGTGCCCCAGCCAGTTGAGCTTCCCGCTCCGCTTCGTCGTAACTCCGCAGTTGGTCGAAGGCGACGATCAGAGCTTGTGTCTCAACGCCACACTCGTCCCAGGAGAGCTTGACGCCCGGCGGCCGGATGCCTAACCGTTCGCAGGCTCGCCAGACGGCGAACTCGGCGGTGCGGTATGGGGCGAAGAGAACTCGGCGGGCATCGGTTCCTGACCACGCAGAAAAGACTCGCGCGCCCGTTGCAGCTTGGCGTCGTCCAAGGCGTTCGCCTCCAGGACCAGGGCCAGCACGCGGTTGCACTCTACCTGGGTCAGGCCGGCGCTTTTCAGGTCTTCCTCCCACTTGGACCAGGTGCGGGGATCGCTCTCCTTGACGGTATCCCATTCGATTTCGGTCGGAGCCAACGACTTGACGACCATGTAGCCCAGCCGCTTCTTGGCCCACTCGCCGAGGATTTGCTGGTAGGTGGGGTCGTTGAGGTTCGGAATCCAGCCATCCTTCGTGAACTTGCCCGGCGGTTTGGGGTTCGGGCACACGGCCTCGAACTCCGTCATGTCAGGCAGGCCCTTGGCGCGGAAGATGATCTCGCTCTCGCCGCGCGGCAGAACGAGCAGCACCTCGTTGGAGAGTGTCTTGGGGTCAACGCCGGCAATCTTCATGGATTGGTTCCCTCGCTCGCTGAAAGGAAAGAGACAGAGGCGGTGCCGGCACCGGTTGCCGGCACCGCATATCTGGTCATGTAGACCAGAGAAACCGGCCTTCGAGGGCCGGGGAGTCGTCACTACGAGGCCGACTCGCGTTCGATAATGGGCTCGGTCGCCTTGCACTTGCCCGTAATCGAGATGGTGGATTCCTTGTAGTTGATCTCGCGGGTCTCCGAGCGGAAGTCGGGGAAGGTGACTCGCTCAAGCTCAGAGGTGCCGCAGGGCGGCGTGTGAAGGACCACCACGTCCACGCAGTACGGCTCGCAGAGGTCGCTCGAAGCGCTCACCCACTCGGCCGCGCCGCCGACGCCCTTGATGGCGTCCATCGGACTGACTGGCTCGCCGGTGCCCTGGGTGATGTGCTCGAAGACGGCCTCCAGCTTCACGTCCATCGGCACTTCGTCGCCTTCCTTCACGGTGTCGAGATTCCCCCGGTCCTTGAGGTACTCGTACTCGTTGTGCTCGGTGTAGGTGAGGTTCCCTTCCCCGATCTTGATGTCGAGGTTCTGGGGATAGAACGTCACCACCGCGCCATCGGCATAGGTGCCCGCCCCGAGGGCCGGCGAAAACGTAATCTCGGTCGTCGGGCCGGCGTCGGCCGGGGTGCGGGCCGTGACGGTGTGGAACACTTGATCCGTCTCGCCCGCGATTTTGAAACGCGCCCCCACGGGCACCTTATCGGTGTCAGCCGTGTTCAGGGCCACGGTGTCGATGGCAAAGCTGGTGTCGGTCGCAGCGGGTGGGGTGACGGGTTCGTTCACCGCCGCCGTGCCGCTGAGGCCGTCTTGCAGAATGACATCGCAGTCGCGAAGCTCAATGCGTGCCATATTCGGGTTCTCCTGTCATTAGTTGGTGGAAGTCTCCATCCGGTAGCGAGCGTCTACCATCGACTGCTTGATCCGGTCGGTCGGAGTAATCTGCCCAAAGTGCATGACGCGGATGGCGTCGCTGCGGCCTTGGAGCGGTGAGAGGCAGCCGACCAGTGCGTGTTCGTCGTCTCCGGCCTGGTTTCCGTACTTGTGGACGGCGATGGCTCCGTCCATTGCCTCATGGAACACGCCCATCTTTTGCATGATGGCGTACTGGTTCTTCTGCTCCTCGTAGCGGCTGAGGAACAGCACGTTCACCACGACTTCGATCTGGAAGTATTTGTGGCTCAGTTCCTTCGTGAACGGTCCCGTGATGCGGATTTCGCACCGATCCGAGGCTTCCATGAACTCCGTGGTCCGGTCGTCCAAACCTTCAACCAGAACGGGAAGCTGCTGGCTTTGGGCCACTTGCTTCAAGAAGGTGGCTACGGATGCGAACACCCAGCGCGCCCAGTTCGGATTGGCGGGCATGGCTTAGGTCTCCGCTCCAGCCTGCGAAGCCAAGGCCAGCACGTCGCCGGCCGAGGGATCGACTATCGACCCGGCCACGCCCAGTCCCTCGCCCGGCAACTCCTTGCCGGTGATGATGTACGCCGCATCGAACTCGTACTCTTCATAGTTCTCAATGGCGTACCTGCGGCCGTTGTAGGCCAGCCAATCCGTCTTGTGCAGCACGAGGTTCGGGCAGTCGCGGCGCTCGATGATGAACAGCCGCTTGCCCGACTCGAAGCCGCCGCCCGTGACCATCTGCTTGTTCGCGGAGATCAGCGAAATCGACTGCTTCACTTCGCGGTTTACCGTCACGGGCAGGACGATGGCCCGGTGAATCCGGGTCGCCGTCTTCGTCCGGGCCACTTCGCCGGTCTTCGTATCCGTAGTCACCACGCCGTTCTGATAGACAACGATGCTGCCGCCGTACTGACGTTTCAGCGCATACAAGACGCGCCGAATCTGCTGGTTCAATCCACAGTTGGCAGGATAGGTCATCGGCGTTGCGACTTACTCAAGGGCCTTTTCCAGCCGCTCCATCATCAAGGTGTTCTGGGCGATCACGTCGGCACACCTTTCGACGAGCGGCATGAGGACGTTGCGCTGCTCGTCTTCGAGCTTCACGATCCGTTTGTTCATGCGACACTCCCGGACCCAGCCTTGCCAGAGAAGGAAGGCCACGACCAGGACCAACGGTCCGTACTGCTTGAGTACGGAAACGGCGTCAGCAAACGTATCGGCTTGGGCGAAGAGTAGAAAATCCATGACGCATCTCCGTCCGCCCGGAGGCAGTTGACGATAGAAAGGCCGCCCGCCCGAGCGTTCGGCTCGGACGGGCGACCAGCTCGCTCACAGGATTAGCCGAGCACGGGGACCAACAGGCTGCTGTTCAAGACCGCCACGCCCGCGAGGATGTCGCAGTTGACGATCAGGCCGCCCGCGTTGATGTCGTACTGGGCCAGGACCCGCATGGTGATGCCGTTGTAGGCGGCATGTCCGGCCATCACGCCCGCACGGGTGTCCGGCAGGGCCAGCGGCCGGGTCACAAGGGCCAGGGCGTCCGGGTGGAACGCCAGGTTCATCGCTCCGTAGGGGCCGGGGAACGCATCGGCACCGTTGCCCACCGCGGCCACCAGCGGCCGATCCAGGTACACGGTGCAGGAGGTGCCGCTCCCCTCGGACTCGATCACCGTGTAGGTGTGCCGGGTGCCGGGGGTCGTGCCGAAGGCGAGCAACTGGCCGACCTGCGGGGCTTTCCCCTCGGTCACGGTCAGGGCGATGCCCTCGCTGTAGCCGGCCGCATAGGCGGCGGCCGTCACGCACTTCACCCAGCGGGTGGCCACCGCGTTGTCCTCGGTGGCGTACTTGAGCGGCTCGTTGAGGACGATGGCATCCGCGTCTGAACCCGTCACTGCCCAGGTGGGCTGGTCGTTACCGGCGACGTTCACGAACTCGCCGACCGTGGGGTTCAAGACACAAGCCAGGTCGCCCGTCGCGCCCGCCGCATACGGCTCCGTGACCGGATCGCTGTCGGTGTCCGACCCCGACAGGACGCAGTTGACGTTCTGGTCCATGTAGGTGTCGAAGCCGAGGATGCGGCCGAGGATGGCGTTCTCCAGGGCGTTGCCGCCGTCGCCGCGCTCGTTGGCCTTGACGAACAGGTCGGTCTTGAGCATGGCCGTCTCGCTGGTGGGGGCCATGACCAACTTGCGGCCGTCCACCGGGGCCTTGGCGATATTGAGCTTCTCACGGGCGTCCAGCACATGGTCCTTGGCGGTGCTGGGGGTCAGCCCGCCGAGCTTGCCCACGCGGTTGGCCGGGGCGCCCATGTAGGCGTGGACCCGACCCAAGAGGGCGCGGTCGACGCCCTCGGCGATGGTCTTCATCGCCGGCTGGAGGTAAATCTGGCTCAACTCCTTGAAGGACTTGCTGCCTTCCCCGTCGCGGATGACGAAGGACGAGTAGAACCACTGGTCCAACGGCACCTGCACGTTGGTGGCCACGGCGTCCTGCTGCACCAGGGTGGTGCCGTCCTTCTTGCGGCGAATCTTGAACTCGCCGGGCCGGCGGGTGTTGACCACATCGCCGAACTTGGCAATGTCATTCTGGAAGTCCCGGTGGACCATGTTGGCCATGACCAGGTTGGCCTCCAACATGCGCAGGCCCTCGTCCGCCCACAGGGCGGGGACGAAGGCGTCCAGTTGGTTCTCGTAGCAAGCCGTGAAAGGCTGGCTGAGGTACAAACGGTTCATCGCTGCTCTCCGAAGTTTCTCGTGTGACTTCTGCTCGCCGCGCCTCGTCACCGTGACGTGCGCCAACTGCGAGCAGACCTTGGGTTTGCCGACCCCCGAATGCTCAGCGGCTCCTCTTGCCAGGCAGAGGATCGAGTCCGAGCCATTCAGGGTGGTTGGCCCGAATCTCGCGGAACTGTTCCTGCGTCAGCTTGGTGATCGCCTCCGCGCTCAGCTTGCCGCTCTGACCCAGCGTAAGGCCGCCGGTAGCCGTTCCCGCGCCGATGCCCGAGACCACGCCGGACTTGAAGAGATTGCCCCACACGTCGGGCGTGTCCTTCATCTTCTTCACGGCGTCTTCGGGCGTGTACGTCTTGGTCTCCATCTCGCCGGTCGTCGTGTTGAGGGTCTGCATCTCGACCACCGGCTTGTACTTGCCGGTCAACTTGCCGGTCCTGGGGTCCGTCTCTTCGATCATCTTCGTCTGCCCGCGCAGCAGGGCGACGACCTGTGAAGGGCTCCACGACTCGTGTTTCACGGCCGCGTCCTGGAGCGCCCGGTCGATGGTGGAATCACGGTACAGCGTTTCGAAGTGGCTCGCCTTCTTTTCCATCTCCTGCAACTTGCCGGCGTAGGTCTCCTCGATCTGCTTCTTCTCGATGAGAAGCTGCTCTTCCTTGCTGCGCAGTTGGCCTTGCACCATTTCTAGGTTCGCCTGCAGGGCCTTCCGTTCCTGCTCGGTGAGGCTCTGGCTGGCCAGCAAGTCCTGGTACTGCTTCTCGGTCTTCTTGAGGGCATCTTCCAGCTTGCGGCGGTCGGCCGCCACGATGCGGTTCACGTCATCCTGCGTGAAGGTCTTGCCAGCGCCCGCGCCACCGGTTCCTCCGCTGGCCGCCACGCCGGTTACCGCGCAGGCCCCCGCGCCAGCCCCGTTGCCAGCATCCGCGCCGGCCCCTGCACCAGTTGACGCACCCGCGCCTGCGCCTCCGGCATCGCCAGCGCCCTCACCCTCGAAGCACGCGGACCACGGACGGGACAGATACAGAGAGATGGACATAACTGTTCCTCACACCCGAAAGGAAATCACAGAGCATCCGCCTATTCGGTTATCAGCGGGTCTGGCCCGGCAATGGGCCGGTAAAAGGGAGCCAGGGCACACGCCTAGCTCAGTCGTGACAGTTTCAAAGCATCCGAGTCGCGCAAGAAAGGCTTCAAGAGTCGCCACGCGGCGGAACTCGGCACCAGGTTGACGACGTGCTCGATGGGCAGTTGCGACCGCTCATAGTTGGTTTTGACCGCTCCGTACCCCATCGCGCTTACGGCCAAGTTCTCAAGCTCCAACTCAGGGTCTTTGCCGTCCAGCAAGGCATAGGCAATCTCGTACTCCGCGATGCGGATCGCCTCGGGGACTTCCGTGTCGGCCCCGCGCGGAAACTCCAGGGGCTGGCTGGCCTCGGCCGCCCTGATCTGCTCTTGCGATGCCGATGGGTTCGTCTGCAAGAGCGTATAAACGCTCGCCTTGTGGCCTTTGTAGTTCAGCCCGTCGATGATTCCACGTGCGGCGATCAACGCCTTCTCGCGGTCGGCATCGCTGGCGCCCGTCCAGGCCGTCTCGTGGAGCCGCTGGGAGAAATACTCGCTGGCCTCAGCGACTCGCTCGGCCGGCGTGTCGCCAGTCTGCTTGCCGTAGTAGTCAAAATTGAGCGGCATCGGCTACTCCTTAACAGGCGATCCACGAGTAGCCCTGATCCACCGCCCCACCCACGATGTAGATTCGGTTTACGTCGTTCACGTAGATCGGCGGCGACTGCTGGCCAGCGGAAAGAATGAAGCCGTCGCTGGCATTGTCAGCCCGGTTGCCGATCATAATGACACTTGCGTTCGCCCCATTGGCCCGGAGCATGACGTATTTCTTCACCGGCCAGCCGACCGCGTGTCCATGCTCGTTGACCGTCACTGCGATGCTGTGGCCTTCACCTTCCAGGTCCACGTCGATTGCCGTCATGGCCGCGATAAGCTGCCAGCGCAGCGCGCCGGTGAAATCCACAGTCCACGGCCCGCCGGCATCGCCCGAGACTGCAACGTTGCCTTCGCCGACGACGGCCTCCAAGGCGGTCTGGACGACCGCAGCAGCAGCGTCGAAGGCTATTGCGTCCGTCTCCGATTCCCCCGGGGCCAGCTTGAAGGTGCCGGCGGTCACGTCGGTGAGCGTCACGGTCTGCCGAGCGCTGGCCGCGCCGACGCGCACGACCGTTGTGCCCACGGTGCCGCTGCCGGTGCGAAACTCCACCTGCGATTCTCGATCAATGTCAACGAGCATCAGCTACTCCCCTGCAAAGCGGCCCTTCCCGCGCACGCGCCTGGCCGTGGTGTCTCGCAAATCGGTATTGCGGCTGGTTGCCTTCTCTGCTGCCCCGGCGTTGGGATCGGCCGAGAGGTCCGGCACGCCTCGCGCTGCCGGGTCGCCGCCGACGTCTTCGTCCATCCCCTGGGCCTCAGCAATCCGCTTGATTCGCGCCAGATGGTCCTCGCGGGCCGCCAGGTACTCGTCATCGTCGAAGCCCAGCGCTATGGAGCCCGTCTTCTCGCCGACCAATCCGGCCTGTGCAGCGAGGATGATAGTCTGCGGATCGCTGTTGGTGTAATTGGCACTGTCGATCTCACGGTTGATCGCGCCCAGATCGTCCAGGCTGATCTTGCCGCCCAGGAGCGCTTGAACGATGCCCTTTGCCAATTCCCGCTTCACCCGGCGGCCGGGGACCGCGCCCATGAGCTTCTGCAACTCTTGCGCTTCCTTGATCCGATCGGCATCCGATTTCAGCGAATACCGCTCCGGGTACTTGATCGTCGCCACTTCCCGCTTGCCCGGGTTCCGCTCTTCATAGGCGGCCCAGAACTCGCCAATCTGCCGCTCGGCGCTTTCCAGGAGCAGCCCGATATACGACAACCCCGCTTCCAGCCCTTGGTTGTCCATCGCCTTGGACTCGGCCGAGACCCGCACTGCCAAGCTCGACACGGCCAGATTGACCAATTCCCGGATGTCCCGCTTCAGCCGGTCCTGCAACTCCAGGCTCACCCGCAGCGGTTCGGACGGCGGGGCGATGAAGCCAGGCGGATTCATCTGCTTGTCGTAGTACCGGCCGTGGGTCACACCGATCTGAACGTCCTCGTCCGCCGCGCTCTGGCCGCCACTGGTGGCCGTGCCGTCCGCGGTGGCGGAGATCTTCAGGTGCGCGCCCTTGGCCTTCAAGTCCCGCTGCTCGATGTAGAAGGGGAAGTTGCTCCGCAAGGCGTAATTCACGTCACTGGAGCCGAGGTTGAGCAAAGCGATTTGTTGCTGGCAGACGTCGGCGATCAGACTCCCGCCAATGTCAAGCAAGACAAAGGGGATGCGGTCCAGCTCCAACTGGATTTCGCCGCCGGGTTCGCCGAACTGATCGACCGGCTCCTTGTTGAGGTTGTAGAACTGCAAGCGCACTTTGCCAGTGTTCGGGTCGATCCGCAGATAGCGATACCGCTGCACCGTCAGCGTTGGCAATAGGCTGGACTGGTCGTACTGCATCGTCGTGTCACGAAGCAGCAATGCCTGAAACTCGGACGGCGATTCAGGCTTCGAGCAGGTCCAGGAAAGGATGTCCTCGATGTCGTACTTGTAGAGGTACGGAGCCGGCCGGCGCACGGCGGCCAAGGTGGCGTCCACCGGCACGAACGGATGATCGACGTACACGCCCACCCGCCCCATGACCAATAGCTCGGTCAAGACCTTCACGCCCAGAAAGGCGTTCATGGTCGAGCCGCGGTGGTCCACGCCGAGGCTGTTGCCATTGACGGCCGCCTGATAGACCTCGCTGCCGCCCTTGCGCACCACGTCCCGGAGTCGCTGGTAAATCGCGTTGCGAATGTCGTTGATGGCCGCCTTGGCGAATGCCGGCACGGGCGTGATGGCCTTGCGGGTGGCGAAGTCCGCCTGATCCTCACGGTTCGAGAACCGCTCCAGGTAGGAGTCACGAAAGCTGTCGCCGCCCTCGTAGGTCCGCCGCCACTTCTCCCAGTCCGTCATGCCGGAGAGGTAGCCGGGGTGCCGGCTATCAACCAGGCTCAGGGTTTGGCTTTCCGCCATGACGGACCTCGCGTTAGGTGACTTTTCCCGTGTTCTCGCCAATGCCGCCAACCGGCGCTAGGGCCAGGCCGATGTCCGCGTAGCAGAGGGAGTGAGCAAAGTGGTCGGCCCCCGTGTTCACATACTCGGCGGCCATGTTGCCCGTGTCGTCCTTCTTGTAGGTGCGGACCAGGTTCTTTATGTGCTCCCGGAACTCAAACGAAACGTCGCGCGGCAGCAGGATGCGCGGCGGATTAGTCTTGAATCTTCCCAGCGTGCAACTGAGCCAATTCGTTCGGTCCACTGTGGCGAACGGGGCACCCGTCTCCTCCTCACTCAGGGCGATTTCCTTGGCCGTCTGCCCCCGGCGGTATCGCGTCAGCCACACGTAGCCGTGGAACTTCTTGGCAAAACGGCGGGCGTCGTTCGTGAATGGGTCGGCGTCCACCACGCAGGCCAAGACCTGCCACTCCCGCATCAACTCGTCCAGGTAACTCCATTCCTCCCCAGGGAACTTTCCGAACCACAACAGCTTGCCGATGGCTGCCGCATTGATGTCGCTCCCGGGTGGCCTATCGAACAGCCACTCCACGACCGAGACATAGCCGACCTTGCCTTGGTCTACGCCCATCGTTATCAGACGGTCGCCGCCGATCTGGGGGCGTTTGTCATTGATCGAGTGCGGCTTGACGCAGTGCTCGATCATTTCGTCCGTGACCTGGGCCCCTTCGGCGATGAACGGCACGCCCAACTTACTGCAATGGAACTCCGTGTTGGCCGCCTCATCGCCGAGTCCACGATGGTAGGCGATCACCAATTCGCCCGGCGTCACCGTGGACGAGTAAAGCTGATTGATGTAAAAGCCCCGCGACTCCTCCACCGAGACGTTCGGCTCCGTCGCCTGCCACTTACCGCCGGCAAGAAACCCGGGCTTCGCTTCGTGTTCCAGCTTGTGCTTGCACTCCTTGCACTTGAGGAACGATTCTTGGCAGCGGGGATCGTTGACCGACTCGCCGATGATCTCCACGCAATCGGGCCAAAGCAACTCCGTCCACCGGCTGCAATGCGGACACCGAAAGTAAAAGTGCTCCTGGGTGCTCGTAAGGTAGAGCTTGTGGATGCCGTACTTGGGCACGGTCGGCGTCGAGATCGCCAGGATGTGCTTCTCGATCTGGCCCGAGAGCCGCTCCAAGGCCAGCCACACCGCATGGGTGTCCATCTCGTCCAACTCGTCCAAGATCAGCTCGGACACTGGGATGGACTTCAGGTTGCTGTCTCCTCGACTCCCGCGGATGTACAGGACGTTCGTGCCGGTCGATTTCAGCCCTACCGTGTTCGTATCGACAAACAGGTCTTTCAGGTACGGGCTCAGCTTCAATGCGGTCGCAAAACGGGCCTTGGAAAAGTCGCTCGCGTTTAGTGCGGTCGGCAGGACGTACAGCACGTCCCGCTTGGACTGGTCGAGCGTGAAGAAGGCCCGGTTGATCCCCGTCTCCGTCACGCCCAGTTGGGCCGCCTTCATGGCGACCGTCCACGCCGCCTTGCTGTCGTGAATCTCCCGGCACCACGGATGCCGTGCGAAGCTGTAAGGACCGCTGAACGGTGACCCCATCACCCGCCGATGCTCCGCCCACCGGCTGCACGATCGAAGGTTGTTGCTGCGCAATCCCTCCCCCAAGGCCAACAGCAACTCGTCCGAGAACTTCATGGAGGGAGATCATTGGTCTAATTGAGGTTGCATCGCGGGTTCGCGTGGGACAGCGGCAAGTGCGGCTCGCTGGTTGCTTCGGCGTTCGGCCCGGTGCAACCTCGTGTTTCGTTCTCGGCGACGACGGGGGCCAACGATCCTCGTCGTTCTCGGCTCCCCCGCCGGCCTCGGCCCTTCGGGACAGTTACGGCAACGGCGGACCATCACTTGCACCCGAATCGCGTGAGGGCCACGACTACGGCTACGTCCTGGGTCCGCACTGCTTTCCTCCCACAGACATAGACGAAGAACGTCGGCACACTCGTGACGCCATATCGCCGAGCCATATCAGGGTGTTCGTCAATGTCCACGACCTGCACATCGACGCCGGCTGCCTTCACCTGAACCAGGACAGGCTTCGCCTGCTTACACGGGCCGCACCAGGCGGCCGTGAAGGCAATCACCTTCGGCCGCACGCAGCCGTGTTGCTCTTTGGGCGGCTGATTCTCGCAACCGGCCAGCAACGTCAACGCGGCAATCCCAAACAGCAGGTGTTGAATCATCGTCAGGTTCTCCGATTCTCGGGTGGCTCGCGGAGCGCCCGGGAGCCACCGGAGAATCAGCCCCGCGTGTGGCCACAGGGCTGACGTGAAAGAGCATCGAGAAGGTCTTACGACTTCGCGGGCAGGGCCGCCGGGGCAGGAGTCTCGGCTGCCGGCGCAGAGGCCGGGCCCTCGATCGTGGCAATTTTCGCCTTGATGTAGGCAAGGCCCTCGGGGCTGGCCAGCTTCCTGGCCAGGACGTTCTCGTAGGTCGTCTCCAATTCCTTCTCGATGGCGTCACTGCCGGCCTCCACCAGCTTGGCGAGATCGTGGATCTTCTCCACCATGTCCTGGACATCGCCCACGGCGAAGTCTTCCAACAGGGCAGGAATCCACTTGAGGCCAGCGGCCCGCAGTTTGCCGGCCAGCACTTGGGCGGCTCGCTTCTTCTGCATCAGCTTGGCGTTCTCGCCGAAGAGCCACCTGCCGACTTCGCGGCCCACGAGCACGGCGACGACGACTGCGAGAATCCAGATCACGACGATGGGGTTCATTGTTCTTCTCCGGTGTACTGGGAATGGCTGTCGTTCAGCCGAATGGTCAAACGAGGCAGAAACGGGACAAACGGGACGCTACTTCACGGCCGGGTGCAGCTTTTGATACAACTGTCTGCCGTAGCCGCACGCGAGGCCGACCGCGAGGCCGGTGACACACAGCAAGGGGAGCACGCCCCACGGAACAGTGCTCTCGACCGGCTCGGGATCGACGTTGGGCGTCCCGCCATCGTCGATCGGCTGCGGCTCGGGATCAGGCTGAGGCTGCGGATTCGGCTGAGGGTTCGGGCACGGGCCAGGGCACCGGCGTTCCATTTCCCTCCGCCAAGGCAGGACCGGGCGTAGCCCCGAGGCCGTACTGACCGCGCCGGCCAGCGCGCCGTTCAGCCCAGCCGCCGTCATGGGAATGTTCTTCCCAGCGGCCTCATAGACCACGGTGCCGTCCGGCTTCTGCAACCGCACGGTCGGCAGGGCCTTCACGTTGCTGGAGTAGCGGGCCTGGTAGATCGCCGTACCCGTGGTGACCGGGCAGAAATGAACCTGGTTCTTCAGCTTCTTCAGACTGGCGTTGGTGTCGAACCAACCCACGATCTCGTTGTAGCGGGGATCGGTCGCATTGCCGACCACGCTGACATGCCACTTGCCGGCGTCTTGCGGAAGGTTGACCACGCGATCTTCGGCCAGGACACCGTTGACGGTATCGCCGAGGCAGGGCACAACCACCGCGAAGACGGCGAGCAAGCACAGCACACTCAGGAGCAGCTTGTTCATGGTTCTTCCTTTGGTTGATGATTGGTTCCAATGTGGTGTCGCAAGTAGCCCGCCGCCTGCTCAAGGAACTTCGGGCTGTCTCGAAAGCGACCCAGACCTAGATTACAGTTGTTGCAAAGCAGTCCACGCGCCTTGCCGGTGATATGGTCGTGGTCAACACAGAAATGCAGGTTCCCTCTTCGTCCAGGCTCACCCGTGCCACAAATCGCACAACAGCCGCCTTGAGCATTGAGCATTTCTTGGTACTGCTCAATCGTCATGCCATACTGCGACTTGTAGTGACCACTCCGGTTATCAAGGCGTCGTTCATCCGAAGACATCTGCAATGTCCGCCGACGCACAGCGTCACGCTCGCAAACCTTGCACCTTGTCTTGAGATACCCCTTTGCCTTGTTGCGGTAATGAAACTCACTGAGGGGCTTCTCCTGTCCACACGCCGGGCACCGCTTCACGCCTCTACTGGGGTAGCGGGGCGGGCGGCGTGTAGATTGGAGTGACGGCCCAACCATACGATGCTTTCCACTCTGCGATGAACGTCTCGCGTGGAACCCAGACGAACCGCTCGACGCTGTTGTTATCGAGGATCGCGGCCCACTTATCGTCAAGATGCACCAGACAGACCATGTGAGCGCCGCCAAGAACCGTCACACCCGCCCCTCGCCTCGTGCGGCACGCCCACTCCAGGAAACGCACGTCCCCATTCGTGACGTAGGCGTAACGGATGCCCTCGCGATCAAACTTCGCGGCCAAGTCTTCCGGGTACTCACCGTCACCGTAGGCCCGCCGCCAGTGGTCTGCCGTCTTGAGCCGATACTGCCAGCGAAAGAGCGAGATCATGGAGGCGTGGACGCACGAGCCTTGACCCTGGGGGCCGCGCCAATTGCTCTGCCGCATGGAGGCCGGCACGTTGATGGTCGGCCGTTCCTTCTTGGGTGCCGTGGCTCCCCAGTTCCACTCGGTGTCGCACCCGGCTACAGACGCGAGCAGAGCCAATGTGATGAAGATTCGCGTCATTTGAGCCTCCGAGGCTTGCATAGGATTTGATGCCGCCGGAGCGTCCGGCACAGACGATTCGGGTTCCAACGTGAGACGTTATCCGTCGCAAACAATCCCACGACCGCATAAGCAGCCGCCGTCCACTCGCTGCAAAAGATCGAAGTAAGGTTCTGCTCACGAAACAGGGACTCGATCCAGGACAGGCCGACGCCGGCCGAACGAAATGCGCCCATCATGTCGTAGGGCACACCGATGGTGTCTATCAGGAATTCCGTCAGCCGCTCGTCCTCGTTCGCATACAGCGGTCGATAAAGCGGGTAGTGCCATGCCTTGCCGCGATAGCGTCCGAGGATGAAGTCCAGGACGTGCGCCTGCGTGCCGCAGATCGGCTTGCCGGTGATTTCACACGGGATGTCGCCATCCAGTGACGTGCTCTCGAAGATCAGCAGGCGGCCATCCGCAGCGTGCGCTATGATCCCGACATGGCTGATTCCCCACAGCGGAATCCCGTATGTGGCGATGTTGATGGCGGCGCTCAGCCAGCTACGACCGCTGAAAGCGATGATGTCTCCGGCCTTGATCTCCCTTTCGCCGGGCAGCACGATTTTCCGCTTGAAGGGGAACAT